CTTTATTCCACAGATTCGAGTAAGTGTACCGTATACAAAACTGTGGAATTATAATACAATGTTAAAAATAGATGACAAGGACTTTGACGCTACCAATCCCGGCGTCTGGTGCCATAGTCTGCACAGTCTGATGAGCCGTGAGACATTTACTAGTTGGGATGACTATAGAGGCGATAGTAAATTATGAAATGGTTAGACAACTGGATATTGAAACGTGCCAAGCGCATTAGAAGCCGCGAAGAAACAACGTATCAAACAGATAGATTATCCAACAGCATCACCGGTATCTCAAAGAGTCATGACAGTGCCAGCATTGGCAGCAGTCGGCACAGAATGAGTTTTACTGTGTATCGTGCCAATGGTGGCATGATGGTAGAGTACAACAGATATGACGAACGCAAAGATCAACATCACTGTGACCTGCACATTGTACACGAAGATGAAAATCTTGGCACAGCACTAAGCAAAATTATAACATTCGAAAGTTTAAAATCATGAACCAAGAACAAAGAGCCACAGTGGATCGTGTGATGGAACACGCACAGCGACAAATTTGGATTACCTGGCAACGAGAAGGCATCCACAAATATCCTGCTGCCTTGACAGACCCTGCACTTGCTGATGTACAATTCCTTGGGTATCCTCATCGTCACATATTTCACTTCCGGGTGTGGATTGATGTGTTCCACAACGACCGAGACCTTGAATTCATCCAATTCAAACGCTGGTGCGAATCGCTGTACAACAGTGACAGTTCCGTTCTAAGTCTTGACCACAAAAGTTGTGAGATGATGGCAGACGACCTATATATACAGATAGCTTCACGCTATCCTGGTCGTGTGGTACATATCGAAGTGTCGGAAGACGGCGAAAATGGTGCATTGATCCAATACGAACTTACTCAACCCAACCTCAACATTGTCATCTAAGGAGAACCCCATGGCAAGACCTACTTTTAAACCCAACCCTAAAGTCACAGAGATTTTTGAAGACTTGGAAATATTCCAAGAGTTCTGTCAGGACTATGGATACCGCTACAACGAAGCGGATCTATACAATTTTAAAACCTATGCCTGGCAGCAGTTCAGCAAGTGGCATGCTGGCAAGTATGCCAAGAACATGTGGGATGAGGATACTCGTCGTTTGAATAGAAATATCTAACATGATACACGTCTTCTTTGATTGTGGATCTTTTGGTAGTACCATAGAAGCAGTGTTGCGCGACTACACTGATCATAGCACACCAATTGATGCCAAAATTTTAGATGACGGGTCCATGCATTCCTTTCGCAAGGAACAACATGTGGGTGATATTGCGACAATAGATAATTTTCTTCAATTGGACGTTCTTAACAGCAAAACCATTACCACACCAACATATCCGTTTAAGGAATTCAAATTTCCAGCAATCATCGACCATTTTTCTTTGATTAAATCTTGGAAGGATGACACAAAGATTTTGATATTTCAACCTGATCTACGTGCTTGTGAATTAAATCTATTGTTTAAATATTATAAAGTTTGTGTCAGTTTAAATTTGGGACTGGATATGCTTGTTGGAGAAAATCAACACAATATTCTAAACTGGAATAAAGACTACACACATTGGTCTCAGATGAAACCGTGGGAACTGAGAGAATGGTTCAGTATATATTACCCAGGATATGTGCAAGAGTTTATTGATTCTCAAAATCAAGTAGACGATAGTTGGTTAAAACTCACCAATATTGATATACTGTACAATACCAAGGATTCGCTGCTGAAAATAATCAATCACTGCGGATTGACTAACACCAAGGATCTGTCAGAATTTGTGACCAAATGGCAACGGGCACAAAAATACATTGTGGATGAGTTTAATTTGTTAGACCGTATTGTTGATTGCTCTATCAATAACCAACCTTTGGTATGGCCACCAGTAAATATCATTGCAGAAGCCATTGTTCAACAGCGATTACGAGCAAAAGGCTACGAGATTCGCTGTGACGGACTTGACATATTTCCAACTGATGCTATACTGTTTAATACACTATTAGAGAAAGTAAATCAATGAGAAAACTTTATTACATGGGCCTTGAAAGTTATGAAGCTCGCTACACACTGCAACTGACAGAATGGAACCGGCGTGTGTTTGATCGGCGTGGCCTAGATGTAGTCTATGTGCCAGGAGAGACCTTAGACAACAGTCAAAAGATTGTGGTTGGACAGGTCTTGGATGCACATGGTCGCAGTTACTTTGGCATGAGTCAACTGATGAATCTGGTTCGTATGATGCAACAAGGCAAAGTCACTGCCGAAGATGTGATCTACTTTGAAGACATGTTCCAACCAGGCATTGAGAGTTTGCCGTACATACTTAATCAAGTGCCAGAATCTTTACGGCCTAAGATTTATGTCCGCTGTCTTGCACAGAGCATTGACCCAGATGATTTTGTTCATGTATGGGGCATGCAGAAATGGATGGGCTTGTATGAGAAAATGGTGTGCGAACTAGTGTGTGATTCTGGCGGTGCTGTACTTGCCACAAACGAAGAAATGGTAATGCACATGCGAGTTGCTGGATGGGATTGTCCAATCTACAACATCTCCGGTCTTGCATTTGGCAAAGAGGAAGTGCTGGAACGCATTGGCGGTTCTGGCAATATTCGACCATTTGCAGATCGTCCCAGGCGTGTGGGCTTTGCCGCACGTTTTGACCAAGAGAAGCAACCAGGTTTCTTTATGGACCTGATTGAAATGTATGGTGAGTTAACCACGGAACCATGCGAGTTTGCCATCTACTCAGGTGGTGAATTACGTAGCAACAATCCTGAGTATGTGACTCGTGCTAGAGCAATGGAAGCAGCTGGCAAACTCAAAATCTACGACAACATCACAAAGAATGAATACTATGCGCATCTCAACAACACTAGAGTTTTGTTCAACTGTGCTCTACAAGATTGGGTCAGCAATACGGTCAGTGAGGCTGACACTATTGGCTGTAATGTGTTATATCCGGCATACCGGTCATTCCCCGAAACCTTTGCCAACGATCCCAACAGACTGTACATTCCGTGGTCGATTGATGATGCATATCACAAGATGCAAAATCTCCTGCGAGAACCTCATCACAACATGGGCCTCATATCTAACTGGAACAATGGCACTGTTGATCGTGTGGTTGATATACTGTGTGGTCATGGTGAGCATTGGGATCGGGCGGGCACGAGATACCGTGACCATGTGGCTGAAGCCAAGTATCATGTGACAAAGGTTGAGTCATGAAACAAACTATAGTGGTCACAGGTGCTGGTGGATACATTGGCGGACAAACTGCACTAATGCTAGCCGACTTAGGGCATCGTGTGGTGGGTATTGACAAGGCCAAATGCCCCAAGCGGCTGAAGTCAGTGTTCGACGACTATATTGAAAAAGACTTTTCTGACAAAGATTCTTTAGTCAAAATCCTGATACATGAACCCCGGGCCATCGTTCACTGTGCTGGCAACAGCCTGGTTGGACCCAGCATCCGGCATCCTGGTCGTTACTTTGAAAACAATGTGGTGAACACACTCACCTTGTTGGATCAAGTGCGCAGAAGCATGCCCCGGACCAGAGTTATTTTCAGTTCAAGTGCCGCAGTGTATGGCGAGCCCATAATGACTCCGTGCCATGAAGTGGATCCTTGTGAACCCATATCGCCTTACGGTGACAGCAAGCTCATGGTAGAACGCATCATGGCAGCATATCATAAGGCCTACAAATTGGACTATGTGGCGTTTCGTTACTTCAATGCCTGCGGTGCTGACAGCCAAGCCAGACACGGCCAGTCTGAAGATGCTACACACATCATTGCCCGAGTGTTACAAGCCCTTAGAGATGATACAGAATTTACATTGAATGGTGTGGATTTTGCCACACCGGATGGCACATGTGTGCGTGACTATGTGCATGTGGAAGACATTGCTCGAGCACATGTCATGGCCCTTGACACTGAGATAAAACCTGGCGTATACAATTTGGGCAACAATACAGGTACGAGCAACAGAGAAATCATTGCCGCGGCTGAACGTGTGACTGGGAAGAAATTGAAAGTCGTAATGGGCGAGGCTAGACCAGGAGATCCTGCTGTGCTCACAGCCAGTGCTGCTAAATTTGGCATGGTGGCCACGGATTGGCGACAGTTTGAATTGTACCACATGATCCAACACGCATGGAACTGGTATACCAAGTGACTGATATTAGTCAACTGTTTGAGGATATGGTTGCATTATCAAATGTTGACGTCGGTATTGATCAAGGTAAAATCTACACTGTTGGCAAACACACAATTTTTTATTTTAACTATTTGCCACCGTGGGCTTTCCTTGAAGATTCTGCAAGAAACAAAACAATTATATCATTGTTGATTAATTTAAAAAAGTATTCTTTAGTGATTGCAGATTTCAGTCGAGAGCGTATGGGTTATTGGGCATGTTATGAAATACTATCTGAGGCTGGAGTAAATTTTATACAATTAACTTATAATCCTGCTGACAGTAAGCCGTTAATGATTTACTATCCCCACTATTGCTATGTTGTAAAAAGCATGTGGAAACCTGCGTACAAAAAAAATGTAGAACAGTTGCCTAAAAAATACAAAATATCGTGTTTGAATGGAAACACCAGATGGCACCGAATTTACAATTACATTTTGCTTAAAGAACGGTTTGACATAAGTGATTTTGCAATTACATTGTACTCAGATCAACCAGTCGAACATGATACAGACGATCGATTAGTTAAATCAGAGTTATCACCATTCAACATAACACAAAAATGGGACAGCATTAAACATCAGTTTCCATTAAGACACAGTGTCAACAACGGGATCGGAACCCCATATAATCACCCAGCGCATTCTGATAGTTATATCAATCTGGTAACAGAAACCGATATGAAAAATTTTTATATGACAGAAAAAACCTGGCAACCTATAGCCAGCGCACAACTGTTCTTGGTGGCAGGGTATCAGCACATAATCGCACATCTCAGAGATATCGGGGTTGACACATTTGATGATTACATCGACCATAAGTATTATGATTCAGAACCCAATTGGCAGGCGAGATTGCAAAAAATTCATCAAGTGATTGAAGATTTGCTCAGTCAAGATATTGCAGAAATCTACAATAATACAAAACAACGCAGAATAAACAACGCTGAAAAATTCTTCAATGAAGAATTTGGCATCCAATATAGAGATAAAATTATATCATGTATAACCATGCTGAAATAGCACACTGGATTCAGAACCAGAACACAATGAAGATTATACCCGCACAGGTAGATATCGATTTAACCAACGTATGCAATCAAGATTGCTATTACTGTAACTCTGCAGATTTTCGCAGACTGCAACCAGTACAAAAAAAATACACAGAATATATTCGACTATTGGATCAACTGGTTACTTGGCGAGAACATAGTCCACGCAGTTATGGAAGTTTACACACCATTACATATCCTGGTGGTGGTGAGCCTACTATACTAACCAACTATGAGAGTGTGATTGAACACACTATTGATTTAGGATTTTTGACCAGCATTACTACCAATGGCAGCAATTTAAATTGTTTACTTGATAATGTTTCTGTTGAAAAACTACGTAAGATTTCCTGGATTGGTATAGACATAGATGCTGGAACCAAGGATTTGTATGAAACAATTCGTCATAGTCTCACCCGTGAAAGTTTGTTTGATCGGGTGATTGATAATGCACGTAATTTGATTGATGTTGGAGTAAACGTAGATTTTAAGTGCTTGCTTAATCCATTCAACGACAATATTGATGCTATGAATGATCTGTTTGTGTTGGTTAAACGTGTGGGCGGCCGGAAAATTTATTTCCGGCCGGTTATTGTCAACAATCAGGCACACTTGATCACAGAAGAAATCATTGCATTAATAGCTGAGCTAAGTAATCAACACCAGGTGCTATATCATATTAACACAAATAAAACATTGCCACGCAATTATAAAAAATGCCACCAAATGTTTCAGTTTCCTGTGTTTTGTGCTGATGGAAAAATATACACTTGTTGTGAAGGCAAAGGAAACTCACAATTTGAACTAGCAAATTGGGATCAGGGTGATTTTAGAGATTCTTGGTTGAATCAACGACATTATGAAATTTATAATAAAACTCGTGTTGAGTTTTGTCAACCTTGCAGGCCTAATATAAATAATATTCAAATACAAAATGCACTAGACAATCCTATGACCATGGAAACATTATTTGTATGACTCCGATTTTTCCTATTATTGAACTAGTTGACAGGTATTGCATTGCCAAACTGAAATTTGAAAAAACTTCGAAAAATCAAGAAGAGTTAATATTTTATCAACATCAATTAATCAATTACGATCTCAATTTGGTACAAGAAGAATTAAAGATGCTGTATCAAATACATGATGAAATTTGGGCATTGGAAAAAGAATTAAAATCTGGCACGGAGCACCAATTGCCACTTGAAGAAATTGGCCGCAGAGCCATTCTGATACGAGATTGGAACAACAAACGTATACGTCTAAAAAATACAATGGCTGATAAATTAGGTCAATCATATTTGCACGAGATCAAACATGATCATTTGAGCGCATAATGTTAACGGTAATTTGTGTATGCACAATTGATCCAGCTAATTGGAAACGTCCTGTATATTCTAAAATGTGGGTAGATCGACTGCACAGCGCAATTACTCGTAATCTTCATCTCCCATTTGAATTTGTATGCTTGAGTAATGATTTAAATCAACAGCAATGCAACTACCGTATTATTCCACTGACCACAGATTCTTGGGGCTGGTGGAACAAATTAGACATGTTTCGTCCAGGATTGTTTGCCGGACCTTGCTTGTATATTGACTTGGATGTTGTTATATGCAAGAACTTGACAGAGGTAGTAAAAATTTTGCCACCAGACTTATTGTTGATGCCCAACGAACCTTATACAATAGAAATTGATGCTGTTACTGGCCAACAATATTATAAGTATGTGTTGAATAGTTCAGTTATTTACTGGGATGGTGATTACAGTTTGTTATATAACAAGTATATCAGTGACCAGGATAATATTATAAAACAATGTAGTACCCCGACTCCGCAACAGCCAAGTATAGGTGATCAAAAATTTATAGTTGATAATTTATTAAATACTGCCAGGTTTGATGATTATGTGCCAACTAACTTTTTTGGATGGAGGCACCATGTCACAGGTACAGTAATGAACGACCCATCAATGCTTATTTTTACATCAACTGAAAAGCCATGTAACAATTTAGACCTTGAAGTTGTGCAACTTAATTGGATAGATTAAAAATGATAAAAAATTTACTGGTAATAGGTGATAGTTTTACATACGGTGACGAGTTAGCGGATCGCACTAAATGTTGGGGCAATCTATTGGCCGACAAATTAAATTATGGCATTATCAATCGAGGTGTAGTTGGTAGTGGCAACATTAAAATGGTACGGTCATTGGTGGAAGAACCAGTGGACAATTACGATTTAGCTGTTATTGCCTGGAGCGGATTTGATCGCATAGAAATTGCCGACGAATATAGTGTTTGGGAAACTATACCTGGTGCAAGTAAAAATCAATATCGAATCCCAGATCAATCTACTAAATTTCGAAGCACATTGATTGATTATATCAACCGCCATCATGTTGATGAGTACTTGTATCGACAACAATATCTTGTACAAATAATTTTGACTCAAAGTTACTTAAAATATTATAACAAAAAATACGTAATGCTTGATACGTTTATTAATCACAAATCACCTATTAGGTTTGATGAAAAAAATAAAGACCTCATTGACAAAATTGATACTAGAACATTCTTAGGGTGGCCAACAGAATCTATGCAAGAATGGACGGTTGGGACACCAACTGGGCCTCGATTACACTTCCTTGAAGAAGGCCATCAAATTGTAGCTGATAAAATTTATAATTTCTTAACAGATTAAAAATATGTTCGATAAGATTGTTGCGTTCGAAACAGCCTTGGCCCAGTTCACTGGCGCACCATATGCTGTGATGACTGACTGTTGTACCCATGCCATTGAACTGTGTATGCGGTATGACGGTGTTGAATCTTGCGAATTCACTCCATATACCTATTTGAGCATACCCATGCTCATGCACAAACTGGCGATTGAATATCAGTACTTGGATCATGCGTGGCAGCGTTGGGTGGGCGAGTATTCATTTCAGAAAACACGTATATGGGACAGTGCCAGACGATTAGAGAGCGGCATGTACCGCCCAGGGCAAATGCAGTGCTTGAGTTTCGGGCATGACAAACCCTTGCCCATAGGGCGTGGTGGTGCCATACTGTTGAATGATGCTGAGGCTTATCGTGCCTTGTTGGCTATGCGTTATGATGGCAGAGATTTGACAGTTTCTCCCTGGATTTCACAACAAACTTTTCGAGTTGGTTACCATTATCGGCCCACAATAGAAGAAGCAGTTCGTGGCCAACAACTGTTGGATCAATATCAAAGCCAATCCCCACGGCATGTGCCATATCCTGACTGTAGACAAATCATTATACAGTCATGAACTGCATTTTTAGAATATATCCCAACACCTTGCAATACGGTGCGTTGCACATCAATCGAGACACTGATGTTGAATTACAACTCAATCAAGATCTGCAGGACAGTGGGTTGACTTTGACAGACCTGCAGGCCAACAAGTTGGTGGTTGATTTTAGATGCGAAGGACAGTGCAACAATTCGGCACATGATCTAATTGAATTTTTAACACAACTGCCAGTGAAAGATTTATTGGTAGTTTTCAACACTAGTGTTGATGTGACTGCATTGCCTTACCAGGCTGTGAGCATGCCAAATTGGTTGGTAGTACTGGGGCAATGGTTGCCATTGTTACAATCTGTGCTGTACAACTCTGTGCTAGATCACAAATTTTTATGCCTGATGCGTAGACCCAGCCCCAGTAGAGCCTCAATTGCCAGATGGTTGATAGACAACAACATTGATGCCAGATTCAGTTTTGGTTCAATGTGCCATCCCGAAGTTTTAGGCAACTATCGACACCTGTTTCCTGACTGTGATATTCCCATCACAATAGATGGCATCATAGATCGTGCTACCAACAACATTGAGCATGTGCAAACCAACCCTGTGTTCCACAGTTGTTTGTTTAACCTAGTGGTAGAAAGTAGCAGTCAAACTGATCCTGGTATATGGCGCAGTATTTTTATAACTGAAAAAACTTTCAAGGCATTCGGACTACGACAGATTCCCATTTGGTTTGCAGTTCCCGGCCTAGTTGCCGAAGTACGCAAACTGGGATTTGATATGTTTGATGACATTGTGAATCACAGTTATGATCAAGTGGTTGATGAACAGCAAAGATTTGCGCAGATATTTGATCAGACACAAAGATTAAATCACAGCATGGATTTATCACAGTGCCAGCAATTGAGAGATAATATACACGATAGACTCAACAATAATTTCAATATGTTGTTGCAGCATGCATCAACAGTGAAACTGCAATTTCAACACACAATCAAGGATTTCAATGAACAATAAAGTTTTGGTAACAGCAGGATGCAGTTTCAGTGAGTGCATAAACTGGGACGTCAATCACAATCCTGAGAACCGCACATGGCCCATCTTTCTTAGAGAACGTCTAGATGGAGTACAACATCACAGTGAGGCCATGGGATCGCAAGGCAACGGATTGATCAGCAGAAGAGTTCAATATCGTGTGAGTCAGTTGTTGAAAACACACGCTGCTGAAGATTTGTCAGTGGGTATCATGTGGACTGGTCGAGATAGATTTGATTTCTATTTTGAGCAACCTATTGAGTTCACTACAAACATGGATGGTTGGATCGAAAATCCCACTAGAGTAGCCGACAACGCACCCGGTGGCTGGGTTATTTGTAACCCGCATTGGACTCACCCACACAATGCACCTTGGTACAGACATTATCATAACGAAGTAGCAGCACAGATTTACACGCTGGAACACATTATCAATCTGCAGAATTTCTTGAAGTTACACAATGTCAAGTACTTTATGACCACAGCCGCTGCCAACACTTTCAATGACTACTACAAAAACAACACCAACTGTGCGTGGCTTTGGGAACAGATAGACTGGACCAAATGGTTGCCCGTCAAGAATCAACATGAATGGGTCAAAGAAACTTGCCCAATTGACGGTGTCAACAACTTTCATCCCAGGCCCGATCAGCACGAAAAATTTGTGGATCAAGTGATCATGCCCTGGATCAATCAAAACAATTTGCTATGACCATATTGGGTGTGTTTGGTGACAGTTGGCCACAGGGGTCAGAGCTAGAGCCTGGTGAAAAGAACTATGGCACACTGTTGGCTGAGATGTTGCCAGCAGAAAGAGTATACAACAATGCTGCACCTGGATCTAGTTTGACACACTTGATTGTGCAACTCAAAACGTTTTTAGATCAAACTCGACTGTTTCGTGACAACGGTTATGAACACACAGCGGTATTTTTTCTTACCAGCCAACATCGTCACATGACCTGGGTAGACAATCGTTGGTGGTTTTGGACACCAACTGGTGCTGTGGTCCCCCCAGGCCACGACAGAGATTTGGCCACACGTTGTAATGACATGCACTACAGGTATTTTGACAGTGCCCCTGACACTGCACTGCGAATCAATACTACAGTGTTAACCTGTCAGGCCATATGTAAAAAATACCGCATAAAAGATTATTACATTGCCGGATGGCAAAACTTTGACTTTTGGCCTGAAGTAGATCTTACAACGATATACGGGCAAGGTCAACGCAGTTTGAAAGATGATCTTGGCTTTGACATGGACATTGATCGTGGTCTATATCAAGACCAAAATCCTTATGTCTATCCAAACATCAGCCATCCCAATCAGGCCGGACATGAGAAAATTGCCCAAATAATTCTAGACTTTATTAAAAACACTTGACCGTACAGTCTAAATAGTGTACAATCACACATTGGAGAAATAAATGGGTTACGATAAAGTATATGTCAGCAATGATGAAGAACAAACAGTGAGTACCAGCAAAAATTTATCACAAGTGCTTAGAGAACAAATGCAGGCACGAGGTCAACGCTTCTGGGCTGGCGACAACATCAGCGATTACATGAGTGACGCTGTGAAAGAAAAACTCATTGACGAAGCTACAGTGGCTTTTGAAGGTGTGTTGGATGCATTGCTGATTGATCGCGAGAATGATCCCAACTCAAAGGGCACAGCAAGACGCTTGGCCAAGATGTACTACAACGAAATAATGGCAGGAAGATATGAACCCCCACCAGACGCAACAGCATTTCCAAATGATTCGCAAGACCGTTATGAAGGCATGCTGGTTGTACGCAGTGAACTTCGCAGTATGTGCAGTCATCATCATCAACCAGTTAGTGGGGTCGCCTATATTGGAATCATCGCTGCCAACAAGCTCATTGGTTTATCTAAGTATACTCGCATTGCTCAGTGGTGCGCTAGGCGTGGTACACTACAGGAAGAACTGTGTATAGACATAGCCAACGAAATCATGGCCGCAACTGCATCAAAGGATGTGGGCGTGTACATACAGGCCACACACGGATGCTGTGAGAATCGTGGTATCATGGCACATAGCAGCCTTACACAGACCACTGTGTTGCGTGGTGCTTTCAAAACGGACGACGGTGTAAAAAAAGAGTTCATGGACAATATCAAACTACAACAGGAGTTTGCATCAAGATGATTGTTATTGCTGGTGATAGTTGGGGCATAGGAAGCTGGACAGACGGGGGAGTGACTGGTGCTAATTTTGTTACTATAGCATCTTTACATCATGATAATGAGCTGGGATCAGCAAATTTATCCCGTTGCAATAGCACGTTGTCACAAGCATTGGACACATATGAAAAATTCCTAAATAGATATACCCCTGATTACACTGATACATTTTATTGGATTTTGACTAACCCATTAAGAAATATAGATATCACTAATATAAAAACATGGACTACCATTAAGGAAGCAGCTAATAATATTTTGAATGATAATTTACAAAGAGCTGACCGGTTGGCTGGCAATTTTAAAATTAAAATTAATTTAATTGGTGGATTGTGCGACTTAGACCCCAGTGTTGTAAGTGGGTTAGATAATTTAGTTTGCGCTGTACCAAGTTGGTGCAGTTTACTTAGTGAAAAGCATGTTGAATCTATATTCAATCAGGACCACAATTGGGAAGAAATTGGAATTTTCATTAAAGAACATAGATCAGACTTGTTAGATGAATGGCTAGTGCTATCTGACTTTGTTCTATCGAAAAATAATTTTTATATTCAACATCCAACTTATTTCAAGCAACGCGACACTCACCCAAGTGTAAAAGGAAATAGGGTACTTAAAAATTATCTATACCCTGAATGGATAGAGGTATTTTAACCAAATTAAACGAGGACAAATAATGTATATCACCAATATCACAGGCGAAATCAAACTGCCTTGGGAACCAGGGCTGTTGGAATGGTTGCAGGAGAACTATCCTGCAAGCAAATATAGAGTGTTAGAATTAACTTAAGGAGAAAGAGCATGGCTAAGAAATTAAGCAAACTGGACAAAGTAAACGAATCCATCACTGTAAATCGTTACGATAATGGTTTTATGGTGGAAGTAGGCGGACGAGACAAAGAAAACGATTGGAAAACCGCCAAAGTTCTTTGTGCTACGGAAGCAGAAATGCTGGATGTAGTCAAAGAGTGGAACACAATGGAAATTGAGTCTTAAGGAGATATCATGTTTGGCACAAACTACAACGACAATGATGAAACAAAATATCGCGCAGCAGAAGAAATTAATTCGGCCATGGGCCGTGTATATGGACACATGAGTGTGGCTGTGCTGGTCAGCATGCTGGTCAGTTATTGGATTGGTACCACTCCAGAACTGTTGCAATTCTTTTTTACAGGCGTGCTGAAATGGATTGTGATTTTTGCACCCTTGGCAGCAATATTTGGTATCAGCATGGTACTGGCCAATAACCCCACAAAACCTGTGGCACAGTTGTGTTTACATGGATTTGCGGCACTCATGGGCTTGAGTTTTTCAATGATCTTTGCGGTGTTTACCATGGGCAGTATTGTGTCAGCGTTTATGAGTGCAGCCATCTTGTTTGGGGTAATGAGTGGCTATGGCTACTTTACCAAACGCAGTCTTGACAGTGTGGGCCGGTTTATGTTTGTGGGCTTGATTGCCATCATCATTGCCAGCATTGTGAACATCTTCATTGGGTCAACTGTGATGCAGATGGTAATCAGTGCATTGGCTATCATAATCTTCCTGGGACTCACTGCCTACGACACACAAAAGATTCGCGAAGAAATTTCAGTAGAGACCAGTGCGGCTGTAGAAGTACGTGGTGCGCTGACATTGTACATGGACTTTATCAACTTGTTCTTGAATTTGTTGCAGTTGTTTGGCGGTAGAAAAGAATAATCATGGCAGTATGGACTGATTGGGATCCACTGGAAGAAGTCATAGTGGGCGACTGCTATGCACCGGGCGATCTTGATTGGGCCATACCAGTAGAACTTCAGTCAGCTTTCAACCATGTGTTGGAAGAAACCAAACAAGATCTTGACAATCTAGCCGCACTATTGCAAGAGTTAGGTGTGGTAGTGCATCGTCCCCGGGTGTATCAGTATCAACAGCCAGTGAATTTATCTTCATTCTCAGTTGATATTCCCATGGCCCCGATTGTGCCTAGGGATCAGTACTTGGTGTATGGCGACACAGTGTATCAAACATATACCAGCATGACTGACAGATTTTTTGATGGCAGAAGCTATTACGATATTTTTAGAACGCTGTTTGAAAACGGGTCCAATTGGATCAGTCAACCCATGCCCAATCTATGGCCCATGACTGACTCAAAAAAATGGATGGATAACTACAAAGATTTAGGTCGTATAGTTTATCACAAATTATATGCCAGACATCTACTTTGGCACACCGCCACCATGTTCAAATGTGGTGAGCATTTGATTACCAACACTCAAGGTCCGGGCAGTCAACTAGGCCTAGCATGGATGCAACGAAATCTTCCTAACAATACCATTGTGTCTACAGACAGTGATGCACTACAAAATTGGGGGCATATTGATCATGGTTTTTTCATGACCGACGATGACACTGTATTTTGTGTGGATCGTTCATTTGTGCCCAGAGCACTGCAAAACAAAACCATACACGAAATCAAATTGTATTTCCCACCAGAAAAAAAACAAAAAAAAATTGAAAACTTGGAGCATCTATTAGATGAATCAAAAGGCTATGAGCAAATAGTCTCATTCAGTACCAATGTCTTGGTGGTTGACCCACACAATGTGATTTTTAATAATCATCATTCTGTGCTGTTTGAGCACATGGCATCCTTGGGTATTACGTGTCATGAAGCATCATTGAGACATAAAACTTTTTGGGCAGCAGGTCCGCATTGTGTTACACTGGATATTCGACGTCGTGGTGAAAAGAGAAAGATTATCAATGAAGTATGAAACATTAGAACAAGCACAGGTCGCAGGAGTTGCACCTTGGGACCTCAAGGTTGGAGAATATAGCGACTATCATGTCTCTGTGTTCCAAGATCGATATCCTGTGGCGTCGGGACACTTGTTGTTTGTGCCGCAATACAATACAGATGACGTGATAACAGACTGCTTTGAATCAGCCATGCGGCATGGTCGTAGAATGGTCCGAGATGGAGAATGTGATGCATTCAACATAGGCATCAACATGGGGCAAGCCGCTGGCCAAACTGTGATGTATCCACATGTGCATTTGATTCCCAGACGCAACGGCGACTGCGCTGACCCTGTGGGTGGTGTGCGCGGAGTTATTGCAGGACAGGCCAACTACAAAGCCACAGGATATCAACTGCCAGCATAAGTATTCCTTTAAGCGGTCTTGGCGTCATTCCCGCTTTACAAACTCTGCCGCCTATGCTATAATTAACATAGGAGAAAAAGCATGACACAAGATCAAAATGAAGTGGGACACCGTTGGATGTCCGCAAGACAATACAAATATACCAGTACCAAAGAATACCACGATGCATTTCCATGTGCATATCGTCAGTGGCGGGCAGACAGCCATTGCAATTTGATACATGGTTACAGTTTCTCCATGAAGTTCTACTTTGGAACAGATCAGTTGGACACACGCAACTGGGCCGCTGACTATGGTGGACTCAAAGAGCTCAAGGCAGTGTTGGAAAGTCAATTTGATCACACCTTGTTGGTGGCAGAAGACGATCCTGAATTGGAGTTCTACCGGGAAATGCAACGCAGAAACATTGCCAAGCTAACTATATTACCCAAACTAGGCTGCGAAGGTCTTGCTGATCAGTTGTACCGGTACGTGAACGGTGTGTACATTCCCGACATGTGGGGGCCTGGTGAGGCACAACGCTTGTGGTGCTACCGAGTAGAAGTGAGAGAAACACAATCAAATATGGCTTTTAGAGAAGGCCATAGAGAATGGAATGAGGATTTGTTTGCATGACACCTGAGTACGATATTGCAATGCTGTTGGCCACACGAGGCCGCACTGAAAGTTTAGGTCGCAGTGTTCGCAGCCTGATCAGTCTTGCTGATCGTCCTGACCGACTACAATTGATGTTTGCGTTTGACAATGACGATGCAGCAGGCACTGAATACTTCCGTACTGAACTACAGCCATGGCTGGACCAGCAAGAACTCAGTTATACTGCCATGCAGTTTGAACGCCAGGGCTACCATAGACTCAATGTGTACAACAACAAACTGGCCGAACATACAGATGCTAGTTGGCTGATGATCTGGAACGATGATGCTGTGATGGAGACCAAAAGTTGGGACACAGAGATTATGAACCGTGAAGGGGAATTCAAACTGCTGGCATTCCACACTCACTTGGATCATCCCTACAGCATCTTTCCCATACTGCCACGCAAGTGGTATGAGTTGTTGGGCTATATCAGTCCGCACAGTGTGCAAGATGGCTGGCTCAGTCAACAGGCCTACATGTTGGACATTTGGGAACGCATACCTGTTTGGGTGTTGCATGACCGTGCTGACATCACGGGCAACAACAACGATGCCACATTCAAAGAACGTGCATCACTAGAAGGACGTCCATTTGACGAAGCAGATTTCCACAGCAAGACTCAGATTGAACTACGACATCAGGACTGTGTCAAGTTGGCCACGCACATGCACAACCAAGGAATTAGTACTGAATTCTTTACAAACATATTCAAAGGCACACAAGATCCTTGGGAAAAATTAGCCCAGAATGATGTCAACAAGCAAATGGTGCAATTTGACAATCCACACCGGCACTTTGCCAAATGACGTAAATACAGGATGACATATAAACTAGCCTTTGTTCAGCCCAACTTTCAACAAGGGCCAAAAGAATTCAACGCATATTACCTGCCATATTCAGCAGGTGTGGTATGGAGTTACAGCCTGGCAGATCCTTGCATACGTGAACAATTTGAAGTTACAGATTGGATTTGGCGTAGAGATGCTGTGGAGCCATTGGCACAACGCTTGGCCAAGAACGAAATTGTAACCTTCAGTACGTATGTGTGGAATCATCGTTACAACTACGCCCTGGCTCGACGTATCAAAGAAATCAATCCCTCAGTGTTGACCATATTTGGTGGACCAGAAGTGGCCATAACTGATCCCGAATTGTTTGTCAAAGAACCGTTTATAGATCTTGTGATTTGTTATGAAGGTGAGATAACTTTCAAACGTGTGTTGGAACATTTTGAAACTCAAGACTGGGAAACAGTGCCAGGTCTATTGATCAACAGAGACGGCGAAGCAGTAAAAACACAAGATGCTGAACGCATTGAAAGTTTGGAAGAAGTAGCCAGTCCTTATTTGTCAGGTATCTTTGACCAAATGATAGCTCAGCATCCCGAAGTCACATGGCAAGGCACATTGGAAACCAATCGTGGTTGCCCTTATGCTTGTACATTTTGTGACTGGGGCAGTCTGACCTACAACAAGGTCAAGAAGTTTGAACTTGAACGTGTGTTTGAAGAACTGGAATGGATGGCCAAGCGAAACTTTGACTGGATCTCAATCACTGATGCTAACTTTGGCATGTTCCCCGAACGTGATGGCATGATTGCAGACAAGATTATTGAAATGCAAGAAAAATATGGCTCACCCAGAACATTCAGTGTGGCCTGGGCCAAGAATCAAAAGAAAGAAGTCATAGACATTGTGAAGAAACTGCTGGATGCACGTGGCTTCAATCAAGGCCTCACACTGAGTGTGCAAAGTCTGGACCATGACGTGCTGGAAAACATTCGTCGCAAGAACATGGAAATGAACAAGCTAAACGAAGTGTTTGAATTGTGTGATCAACGCAACATTCCTGCTTACACAGAACTGATCTTGGGCTTGCCTGGTGAGACATTGGAAACATGGAAAAAGAACTTCTATGCCCTGTATGACTTGAATCAGCACACCGGCATCACTGTGTTCCAGGCACAGTTGTTGGAAAATGCTGAGATGAACCTGTTGCAAAAGAAGCTGTTCAAGATCACCAGTCAGCCTGTGACAGATTACTTTGCCGGCAGTTACAGTGTGGAACACATTGAAGAAAGTATTGATGTCATAACAGGCACCAAGGACATGCCCACACCCATTATGTTGGATGCACAGATTTTCTCCTGGTTTCAAACCACATTCCACATCAATGGCTTTGCTACACTAGTTGCACGTTTCATCAACAAGTACATGGGCATCAGTTACAATGATTACTATGAAGATTTGTTTGAGTATTTTATGACCAATGAATGGGTGAAGAAAGAAGAAGCCGAAACACGCCAATACTTTGCCAACTGGATGATGACTGGCAAAATCAACCATCCCAAGATTGGTGTAGAAATACATGGCTGGAACATCATTCACAGAACAAGTATGAACATGCACCAGGAAGACCGTGTGGATGAACTGTATGACGTGCTGGAAAAGTTTTTACAACGTTATAACTTGCCCGAAGATTTGTTGGCCAGTTTGATGAAACTGCAAAGAAATTACTACATCAAGTACAATGATAGAAATCAATATCCCATGAATCTTGATGTAGATTACAACATCTGGGATTATCTCAGTTTCAATCAGCCCTTGGAAAAAACTGCCACAACATACAGGCTGGATTTTCCCGAAGACAAGACCATGAGTTTGAACCGTTTCTTGGAACTGTTTTATTTTGCCCGACGTAGAAACTTTGGCAAGGCCACAGTGGATCGCATTGGTGTTGAAAATGTCAAGGGCACACGTCGAGGTGCAGGTGCTGCCAAAGCACAAGGTGCTTTTTCAATTAAGAAAAAACAACTAGTGACCTGATGTCAAGGCTGTTTACATTTGGGTGTAGTTTTACCAACTATCGTTGGAGCACCTGGGCCGATTGCTTGGCACCAGAATTTGATCACTTTGAAAATTGGGGACAGGCCGGTGGCGGCAATCATTACATTTTTAACTCAGTAATGGAAGCGGATCAACGTCATCAGTTCGGTGTTGCCGATACTGTGATAGTTTGTTGGACAAGTTTAGATCGCGAAGATCGGTATGTTGACGGACGGTGGCACACTCCAGGCAATGCGCATTTTGCAACCAACGTATTCAACAAAGAATATCTCAAAACACACATAGACGAGCGAGGGTATTTGATACGAGACCTTGCATATATCAAGGCAGTCAAAACGTTGTTAGAAACTCGTACAGGGTTGACCTGGCGATTCATAAGCATGGTAGAACTCATGGCTCGTCCTTGGCCCAATGATGATATTAGTTTGCACAGAGATGTCATGAGATTGTACAGTGATGTATTGGACACTATCTTGCCGGGCTATGACAAAACTGTGTTTGCCAAAACTGGATGGCCCAATCGAAATGGCGATCCGCATCCTAGTCCTGAGGAGCATTTGGCCTATTTGGATGCAGTATTACCAGGTTGGGTGACAAAAACAGAAACCCGTGTTAAAATGCATGAAGAAAGTATCAATCTAAATAAAGATCCCCGCAAGTCGGGCATGGCAAAGGTAACAAGATTATGAAATTAAAAGTATCAGAATTATTTTATTCAGCACAAGGTGAAGGACGCTATGTTGGTGTGCCCAGCGTGTTCTTGCGTATGTTTGGTTGCAACTTTACCTGTTCAGGATTTGGTTGCAAGCCAGGAGAAAAGAGTAAGGAAGCAGACGAAGTGGCCAAGACTGTGGAGTTGTACAAGACATTTGAAGAACTGCCACTAGTGAACACAGGCTGTGACAGTTATGCGTCATGGCATCCAGACTTCAAGCACTTGAGTCCCACATATACAGTGGAACAACTGGTTGACAAGATGACAGCATTGTTGCCCCGTGGTAACTGGCTGCAACCCAATGGCAATCCTGTGCATCTTGTGATCACAGGTGGCGAGCCACTGCTGGGTTGGCAACGTGCCTATCCTGAGTTGTTGGATGTGTTGCACGAACGTGGCCTGCGACACATCACATTTGAAACCAATGGTACTCAAGACTTGACGCGAGAGTTCAAGGACTATTTGCGCAATTGGTTTGGTGAGATCACCTTCAGTGTAAGTCCCAAACTATCAGTATCAGGAGAGTCATGGGAGGATGCTATCAAGCCTGACGTGGTATGGGACTACGAAACATACGGTGTGACATATCTCAAGTTTGTGGTGGAAAAGGTTGCGGACTTTAACGAACTGGATCGTGCTGTGGATGAATATCGCCTGCGTGAGTTTGGTGGTCCTGTGTTTGTGATGCCAGTGGGCGGTGTGGTGTCGGTATACGATGGCAACAGGATCAATGTTGCTGACGAAGCACTCAAGCGTGGCTACTGGTACAGTCCCAGATTGCACGTTGATCTTTGGGGCAATGGATGGGGCAAATAATGAGATTCTTTGATAGATTTAAAACAAAACCTCCTGCAAAAGAGGAAAAAGAAAAGGTTCTGCGTGTGCCCCGAGCACCAGAAAAAACCGCCAAAGAACTTGCCACTGAAAAAGGTGAGCCTTATGTGGCCATTGTAACCATGGACATTGATCCCAACAACTTGCACCAAGGCGCATTTGAACTGGACTGGAATGAGATATTCATTGCTAGATTGGTCAAGGCTGGTTACATGATGAAACCCACAGACGCAGACTCGGATCTGGTGGATCGGTGGTTCCAAAATGTGTGCAGACACGTTGTGATGGAAACATGGGAACAAGAACAAGCCATTCGTAACTCTGGTGCACAATATGTTCGAACCAGAGACATCGGCGATGGGCGCACAGAGATCAGTTAAGGAAATAGATTATGATGGATGGACGACGAGTTGGCTTTACTGCCAGCACATTTGATTTGTTACATGCTGGCCACATAGCCATGTTGCGTGAAGCAAAAGAAGAATGCGATTACTTGATTTGCGCATTGCAAAATGATCCCACCTTGGACCGACCCAACAAGAATCGCCCAGTGCAAAGCATTGTGGAGCGACAACTGCAATTGATAGGCTGCAAGTATGTGGATGAAGTCTGGGTTTATAACACAGAAAAAGATCTAGAAGACCTGTTATTGATCCTGCCCATTGACGTGCGCATACTAGGTGTGGAATACGAAGGTCGTGAATTCACTGGACGCGAGATTTGTCACAAACGTGATATTGAATTACACTTTAATGGACGCGATCATTCGTTTAGTAGCAGTGAATTACGACAGCGTGTGGTCAATGCCGAACTCTTGAAAAAGAAACTTGAAGCATGGGAACCAGTGGGTGCTGACGACACAGGTGGTCCCAGCCCGCGATGATACTGTATGCAAATGGCTGCAGCCACACCGCGGCTGCAGAAGCAGTTGTTCCTGATGCATTTGCTGTGGACAATGGTGGTGCAGGTATTGATCGACGTCCACATCCTGTAAACCTAGCAGCCAGTTGGTGTACCCGACTTGCAGAACAAATAGATGCCAACTTGGTGTGTGATGCAGAATCTGCATCCAGCAATGACCGGATACTTAGGACCACACAGCAATGGCTAGATAATCAAACAGACTTATCAGACGTTTTTGTTGTGATACAGTGGACTACTTGGGAACGAGAAGAGTGGTTGCACAATGGTACCTATTACCAGGTTAACGCCAGCGGAACTGACTGGATTCCAAAAGATTTACAATTACGCTACAAGCAATATGTGGCCAATCACGATTACTGGGCAAAGACTCAAGAATGGTATAAAAAAATCTGGAATCTGCACGTTGAACTATCAGACAAAAAAGTAACACATTTGTTTTACAACGGATGGAGTACATTTAGTGATATCTCAGATAAAAAAGATTTTGGTAAAAGTTATCTTGGTCCGTACAGTCGAGATCTAAGTTACAATTCTGTACTTGTAAACAACGGATTTGAGTGGGTTACACCAAATTCCTATCACTTTGATGCCAAAGGACATTGCTTTTGGGCCAAGTATGTGTTACAATACATCAAACAACACAACTTGGTAACCACACATGCGCTATCTACTGATTGACACAAGCAACATGTTTTTCCGTGCGCGGCATCAAGCGCATCGTGCCGCAGATACTTGGACCAAATTGGGATTTGCACTACATCTTACCTTGATGAGTGCCAACAAAGTGGCACGTGATCTTGGTGCTGATCATGTGGTATTCGCATTAGAGGGTCGAAGCTGGCGCAAGGATCACTATCGACCCTACAAGGCCAACCGTGCTGTGGCTCGTGGGCAAATGAGTGAGTCAGAAGCAGAAGAGGACAAACTGTTCTGGGAAACCTATGATGAGCTGACTAAATACTTGTCTACAAAAACCAACTGTAGTGTTGTTCGTTGTGCCACAGCAGAAGCAGATGACATCATTGCACGTTGGATTGCACTACACCCCCTGGATGAACATGTTGTGGTCAGTTCAGATTCCGACTTTGTGCAGTTGATTGCACCCAATGTGAAATTGTACAATGGCATCAACGATCACTTGTTCAGTACCACGGGTGTGACAGACGCAAAAGGCAAAAACTTGGCATTTACTATTGAGAGCAACTCAAAGATCAAGGTGGGCAAACCCGATGCCAACTTTGTGCCACCTGTTGATTATCAACAGTGGGTGCTGTTCTTGAAGTGCATGCGTGGCGATCCAGGTGACAATGTGTTCTCGGCCTACCCTGGTGTGCGTGTGAAAGGCACCAAGAATCAAGTGGGACTAACAGAAGCATTTGAAGATCGTGGCCGGCGTGGCTATGCCTGGAACAATCTCATGTTGCAACGTTGGATGGATCATGAACAAACGGAACGCAAGGTGCTGGACGACTATGAACGCAATTGCACTCTGATCGATCTAACGGCACAGCCTGATGCAATCAAAGCTGTAGTAGATGAAGCCATACGTGAGCAGATCAGTCACAGAGATGTAGGCATGGTAGGTGCGCATTTTTTACGGTTCTGTGGCCGGTACGAGCTCAACAAGCTCAGCGAACATGCAGATGCCATGGGTCGCTGGATGAATCAGACATACAAAGGAGTTCTAGATGATACTAGATAATTGTAAATTTTTAGAATTGTCTAATCAAGATTCGATTTCTTGTTGTCTCAAGTCATACTGCGATACATTGTTGTTTTATTATCTAGGACATCTTGCAGTATCAAATCTTGATGGTGCAATAAGCGAGATTGGTGTTGGTGGTAGCACATATGCTATGACTGAGTTGTCACAACAGCATAGTCGAGACTTTTATGTGTTTGATGTTGATCCTGCAGAATTAGCACATTTTGGATCTACCGAGCATTGGCCAGCAGCTAAATCTGTGCTCAAGACTGTTGACAGTAAAATACTGGGCCAATTTAATTGGCCTAAATTTTCTTACTGCCATATTGACGGTAGTAAAAACTTTGATATCACATTGTCAGATCTAAAATTTTATCTAAATAATCTGTCAACTAACGGCTTAATATGCCAAGATGACTACAGCAACAGCAAATGGCCAACAGTAACTGATGCAGTCAAACAGCTTGAGACCCTGGGACAGTTGAAAATACTTATGATAGGTGATTCATCAGCCTGGCTAACTAAGCCCGAATATTATGATTTTTGGATGAATCTTCTTGAGTCAGACTCTGAATTTGGCCTATTGGCAAAAATATGTAATCTAGCAGACTCAACCAAACTAGACAAATATCCAAAATATTTTTTTGTTAATGCCCGGTTAAGTAATTCTGTATTAGAAGATTTGGATTCCAGCGAAATTAAATATTTTCAACAGTTGCTAACATGGTCTGAAAAATCTAGTCCTGACCAAAGACTCGAGTATTTAAAAATGCCTTACCAGAACCAATGCAAAATAGGAAGTGCATTTAAACTCAATCAAGCCGAAGGATATAGGATCACCACTGTGTATAACGATATCAAAGGGATTGACTGGCCACAGACCCCGCCGGTTACATTGGACCATATTAAACAATTACCACAGCAAATCAAAGATGAAATCAAGGAAGTTCATAAGATTGATCTCTATGAACGAATTGTCAAAAAAATTAATACCACATTGTTTTATGACGAATAACACACAAAGGAGTTTTAGATGATCGAAGCCAAGCCAGTAATTGATAAAAAGTATTGGATACTTAAAAAAGACAATCGCAAGATTGGTGCGTTAGAAGCTGAAGCCGATGGCTACACTGTGCGCATTAATGATCAAGTGGGCAAGTTCAAGACCATTCCCATGGTGCGTAAAAAAGTTGGCATTGAGTTTGCGCCGCCAGAAAAAACCACTAAACCAGCACCAGATCAAGTGCATGGATTTGAAACAGGTTGTAGAGCATTCAATCCTATGTGGGACGTCAAGCACCGGTTGCCATTGTTTACCAAAGAAAGCAAATCCAAGTCTTGGTATGCCGCAGGTTGGTATGCTGTGAAACAACATCGTGCATGGAAACTGCTTCGCAACCCCAAGCTGATTGTGTTGGAACGCTATCAATATCAAGGTCCATTTCATACCCAGGAGGCAGCACGTGACAAATCCCTTTCGTGATCAGGAAAAGTTCATGCGAGCTTGCGATCAAACTGTAGACTCATCTAATGAACTACAGTATGCAATGTATATTAATTTAATTAACGAAGAACATCAAGAATTATTGGAAGCTACATTATCGGATGACCGCGTAGAACAATTGGATGCGCTTATAGACATTCTGGTTGTAACAATAGGTGCTATCCATTCGATGGGTGCAGATGCAGAAAGTGCATGGAAAGAAGTTATGGCCACTAACCTTGCCAAGATTGATCGAGATACAGGCAAGGTGCGCAAGCGTGAGGATGGCAAAGTGCTCAAGCCTCAGGGCTGGACTGCACCTAATTTGGTTCCCTTCTTGAAAAAATGAGCATACACATAAATCGTTTTGTAGACAACGTCAAAGCACACGAAGCACGTGGGCAAAAAGATTTCATGATGCCCATGCGAGATGCCAAAGACTTACACGCAGACATAACCAAATTGTTGCTAATATTGGAACAATTGCGTGAACAACAAGCACGTGGTGCAGAAGTAGTGGAAGTGCAGATCACTGGGGGTAGTTTTAAAAGTACATAGATATTGACATAAATAAACACGGAGTTTAATATGTCAAGACCAAAGCCAACAGTGCTGATCGAGCACACAAACAAACAAACCTACAAGACAGAACAAGTGCTGGCCTCGGAAGGTGTGTGGGCAGTGTTCTTTGATACCAAGCCTATCAATCTAAAGACCAGCAACTTGCTTACGCAGTTTCCTGGACCCAAATACAAAAAGGTATCTTTCTCCAACCCCGGACACGCTATCAACCTAGCTCGCAAACTTAACACACAATTCCGAACTGACAAGTTCAGTGTGGTGCTGTTAACGCAAGGGGATAAAATTTATCCCAATGCTCAATAAACTTGCCCTTACTCAAGAACTCATAACACGTTATCCTGATGCGCCCACTTTGGATGATGCCATGCGTACCTGGTGGCAGAACATCAGAGATGATGGGGGATTGCGACTCACATATGAAGGTTTTTATGTGTTTGAGAACTTGTTGGAACTTAGCAGTTATTCATTTGATCTTCCAGAAAAACTGTTGACACCCAAAAACTTAATTGCATTGGATCGTCGCATGACTTGTCCCTACTACATGATCAACAATCGCAAGCTGAACAAACTGATAATGTTTGGCAGCAAAGAAGCAATGATGGCTGTGTTGCATGGAGACATGCAACGATTCATCACAAGTTTGAGTTACTGAGTTGTTCGCAGTCACGAATAAAACGCAACTCCATTACAGTGGGATAATCATCCAACAAGAATTCACGTTGCGCACATAGACGTTCACGATAGGGTGCAAGATCTATCTTGCCAAGTATTATATCTCGATTTGTTTCTAAGGCATGTTGAATCCGTTGATCATTGGACAGGTAATCATAAGATACATCGACAATGTCCGTGAACATGTCAAATCCCAATTCAATGCAATCTTGAACAATGCCTGGATATCCAATCACAATGGGTATTTGTTCGGCCAACATGGCCATAAAAGTTTTTTCTGTGATTATGCCTGGTGCTGTGTTGTATTGAGTTTCTGTCACAATGTTTACTGCACAACTGCCATACACATCTAGCAACCGTATGAAATTGTCTTCGTTCTCGGTGCCCTGATATGTGCTGTAATCCCATTGGCTCAAAGGCACAGCATCGTGATAACTGAGTATGCCATTGGGCCAGTGTTGCAAAATCTCTTTGACTTGAAATCTATGCGCACACATCCTGCCATTCAAACATTGCCAGGCTAGGGTTTTGGGCATGGATACCATGTGTCGCCATTCGTCCCAACGAACATGTAAATTTTGCAAGATCTGATATTCGTGTACATTGAATTCGATCAATTTGATTGGGCCTGTGTAGTAGTGTTTGAGGTTGTGTGGCCAATAAATCACCACCACTTGATTGGCATATTGTTGATATTTTTGTTCAACCTGTTCGAGTTCTAAAATTTTGCCATCTTTGTGTGTGACAAAATCTTGAAAGTGCATGACCAACAAAGTGCTGGCGCGGAATTCAATGTCAGGTAATTTGATTGGCCACCCAGTGTCGTGATTGTAAGGAGGATCAAATGTATTCCAAACACCATGCACGTCAAAACCTAACTTTGTCAGTGTGTTTTGAAAAAATTCTGAATAATGTCTGATCATATGAATCTGGACCAATCAATCGAGTCGCTGCACCACTGAGTAGTTATCTCAAGTTCTGCAGATTGAGTCTTCAAGTAGTTGGTCATCATTGCAACTCTTGTGTCATGATCATGCAAATGGTGAGCAGTACTTTGATCTCCAATTTCTAACCAGCAGATTTTGTCACCGCTGATGTCAACCAGAACCTGTGCATCCGGCTGGAAATTCGCTGCGTGTACAAGATCTTGATTGTTGCGTATGCGTATCCAATGATTATACTGATCCTGCAGGTGCACTGGGCAGACCATTACAACACTCACAGCCGGGAGATCTTTTAACAAAGACAAGGCCATGAGTCTAGTATCTCCGCAGATGACTCTGTGCAAATGATCTACTAGAATAGGTTTTCGTATGGGTTCTTGCTGTAGATTTTGATAGATCCAGTTGACTCTAACCAGGCGTGTGGCTTCGTCTTGATCTCCCCAGGGCCATGATGCAATGTTGGCTCCCAGGGTGCGTAAACAATGATTCACATGATTCAACGACGTTGACAACAATTGACCAGGCGCTAGTAGCATTGGGTCAACATTGATCTTGTAAAACATACAAAATTTATCTGTCAATGCTTGTTCAATGTTCATTGTAATTTTTTCAGCACTCCAGGCCACCAGGCAGCAAAGTCTGAAGGCCACTGCTGTTGCATGGATTGTAACAGTGTGATGTTATGTTCAGCGGCCTGAACACAACGATCAGTGATATCTTGCTGTTGAAATTGCTGTACATTTTCAGTGGCTTCAAACAAAAAGTCTACCATTTTGTCTCCGTAGGCTGCTGTGCGATTTTCAATCATGGAATCGTAACCATGTGTGACTGTGTCTGCTAGGGTGTCAAAACCCAGGCTGGCCAGTCGGGCCACAGTGTGTCGTCCTGAATACAGTTGCCAAGGCACAGGCAAACACAAGGCCCTAAATGTTTTTTCACTCAAGGCCACAGTGTTGTCACTGCTGTAAGTTTCCATCACAATGTTCATCCAGGCTGATCGATGTACCTGTGTCTGTGACAATTCATGATTGACATAAGGCATTGTGTCACACAGTCTATTGTAAGTGTGCTCATATACGTCATTGTATTGTGATTCCAACAAGTGGTACTGGCGTTGAAAGTTTGCTTGTAGTCCAGGTGTGTTGGAATTGTCACCATCCCATGACCAGCAGTTGAAATTGATGTAATCCTGGTCACTAGGATGATCTTCTGACCTTAACTGCAATTCCAACAGCATCAACATGCGTTTGGCATCCAGGCGATTCACTGCAAAATTAAACCTGCGTTGGGGTTGCCAGGCCAGGCGTTCAGGATCATGTGCATAGATACCAAAAAAACTGTTGGGCAATGTTGCCACTTGATATTGAGTAGGCGCCCCACACCAGGTGTCGGTTATGACCACAGTGTTGCGATCAAACATGTAAGGCAGTTTGAGATCATGGTTGGTGTTGCAGGTGGTAAAATCATCTACTAGGCAAGTAATCACAGTTTGATCACCTCGCCGCCATACCTTGTTGCTATGGTCTGCGGCGCTGTAACCCAAGGCCATAAGCTGACTGCGGAAAAAGTCCAGCAAGGTGTTTTCGTGCCAAATACAACGGCTCTTGACAAATATTTCGTTTTCGTATATGCTGTGGTACAAGTCAGTCATACAAATACTTATAGTACTCAAGTATTACCGGGTGTGAAACCCAAAAAGTAGTACTTTTGTAGTACAACCGTTCGGTTGACCGAATATGCCCGAAATGCTATAATACACACATGATAAGAAAGAAACGTACTGATCGAACCCACATTGTGTACACAATCCAAATTGGATTGGAGTACTACATTGGTATTACCGCTAAAACTCAGCGCACAATCAACATGTCTATTCGTAGCCGTGTTAACAAGCACATCTACCGCGCCCGCACAGAAGACAAGAGCTGGAACCTGTACGAAGCAATTCGTGCCGCAGGCGAAGCCGCTGTAAACTATGCAATCGTGGACATTGTGCGTGGCAAAGATGTTGCACACAAGTTAGAGCGCGAGTTAATACAAAAGTACACACCTTCACTCAACACTGATGTGCGTGTTAAATCGGTTGCACAATAATTCACAAACTGCTATAATAGTGGCATACAAAGCAAAAAGGAGTCAGCAATGGAACAGTTGAAATCTTGGGAAGACATGACAGATCTTGAGCAAGCCCAATGCACCTATTGGGACATGTACAAGGACGCTTACGGCCATCGTCCCCGTGGTGTTGACACCTCCAGCTGGACCTTTGCAGACTTTGAAATAGAGTTTGCCAGCCTTGGTGCTGTGATCCAGCGTGAAGAGGCTGACCGCAAGACAGCTGAAGCCGACGCTGTTGTGAAGTTTGAAGATCGTGTTACTAGTCTCATGCACACAGGCGCCGACCGTGAGCGTGTGATTGCCTGGCTCATGGATGCTGAACACGCCAATGGCGACGCCGACTATTTTTGTTTCACCCAGGGCTTGCCCTACGGTTATTTTAGAAAGGCTGCATGATGAGATTCACAGTTGAATGGCATGACAAAGCCGAACGTTGGGACGTGGTTCGTTGGTCCGAAACAGTTGAAGGTGTGTATGCTGGCACCACAGTAGACCGGTGCTCGGTGCTTGAGGATGCCGAAGAAATTTGTGCATACCATACAGACATGATGAACCCTGCCCTGTGGGCAGATGTTGAACGTAAATTTGATCGGGAGACAGCATAATGGCAGGCAAAGCAAAATCAGTTTATCTCACAATCACTGAAAAGGGCAAGCACACGGCAGTGTTTCGCAAGGTGTTTTTCAATGCCACGGACTACAATGCCTACGTCAAAACAGACGAGTTCAAGGCCCAATGGCCTGCTGAACAGTTTGACATCATCAAGGAGACATACTAACATGATGCCCGCCGGAAAATACTACATTGGTGATTTGTGCTATGTCATGGCCGATGAAGAGTGGCGTGAAATTTGCAACATCATCATAAAAGAGCCACGGATTCTTGACGGCGAATTTGAACTGCCCGATGGACGCAGGTTTGCCATCTACAGCACTGCCTACGGTGACGGCACCTATCATGATCAACACGGTCATGCATACAGTGTAGACGCAGGAAGTATCGGTTGTATTCGATTAGACGATATAAAGTACGTTGACAATTTTGATCAATTCTTGGACTTGGGTGCTATTCAAGAGTTTGCCGAGCCATTTGTGACTGGCTCACAAGGCGGACAACTCCAGTTTGGACATGTCGTAATTGAAACTGATGCTGTTGACTGGTATGAGGATGAACTATGACCAAGGTTGTGATCAACACTTGCCACGGTGGTTTTGGGCTCAGTGCCGCGGCCGAGAATAAATACCGGGAACTGGCCGGCATAACAGATCTTGATTTTCACAGCCGCCGCATTCCAAGAGACGATGAGCACTTGATTTCAATAGTTGAACTCATGAGCTCTGACGCTAACGGTGAGTATGCTGAATTGAAGATTGTAAGTGTTCCCGATGATGTCAATTGGTACGTTGAGGAATATGACGGCCGTGAATGGGTGGCTGAACGTCACAGAACCTGGGAGTAAATGATGACTACTGCAAAAAGTGCCACAGGCGTTGAAGGATGTTTGATACGCGGTATCGACGGAGAATATTATTTCCGTGTGTACGATGCCAATCATGACTTTGTGGACTATGATTTGATGCACAGTGATTTGAGCATCAGAATCACAGATCCGGATGCGTTTTTTTATAGCGAGGATGGTCGTGATAGTTTAGATCACTCACCTGCCACACTGGGACTAGAATAATGGCCACCACACCTGTTGATGATGACTTTGACATGCCCGATTTTACAGACGAAATGATGGCAGAGTTTCATGCACCCGTGCCCGAAGTTGTAGCGCCATTGATGGTGTTGATTGCAAAAGACCTGCACATGGGTGCGGCTGTGGTGCGACACGTTAACAACCCCAAGACGGAACCGTTTGATCTGATTGGCCTTGCAATAGGGTTGATGTACTTGGGCGCAATCTGGCTGTTTGTCAAAGCATGGACATGGGTGTTGTTCAGTTAGGCAAAATTGATCTAGCCAGGGCTAAGACGTTATATATAGTACATGAAACGAGAACTCGTAAACCAGGTGCGCGAACTGTTGGAACGCAATCTCAGCACCGCAGAAATAGCACACAGAATGGGCATTGATTTAGATCTGGCAAAAATGGCCATAGACGCTATCAACAAACTCCTAAACTGACTGTGCATAAGTAACTGACAATGTCAGTTATCGATTCAAAAAAAATAATACCCATTCAAACAACACAGTATCCAACTGTGTCTCCAGTCGCGGTCGGCAATGACACACATGTGAAACTTTCTGAAATGTTTGTGGCCGCACAAAAAAGTCCAACTGAAAGTCGCAAACAAAAAAATCTCACTGAAGTTGTAATACATTACGAAACAATTAGATCAAATCGTGTGGCACTGATTGTCATGCCCGAATGGAGTACTGTTTCGCCACCATATGGCATTGCTAGAATGGCAGCACTGAGCAAGCATGCAGGGTTTGCTACCAAAACATGGGATATCAATGCTGTGTGTAAAAAACAAGCAGGCCCGGAGTTGCTGCCGTATTGGAGCAGTTATGAAGATTGGAAATGGCAAGATCCTCATTACAGCAAGATATTGCACCCCATGCTTGAGCCAATGTTGACGCCATACTTAGATGAAATCTTGTCTTGGCAGCCCACAGTATTGGGATTCAGTTGTTGGTACACCAACGATGCATGTGTCATGTGGATGATTGAACAATTCAAACGCCGATCACCTGATTTAAAAATCATCATTGGCGGTCCCAATATCACACAAATGAACAACAACAGCGGCGTTAGCCCTGGCGGTAGCCGAGCCGACAACCCTGCAATTGATCATTATGTGTCTGGCGAAGGTGAAATGTTGTGGTTGCAGGTGCTGGAAAACATAGAAAATCCCACTGAAGAATTGCCAAAATTTTTAACTCAAAGCAAAGATGCACGTATAGATCTAGACAGCATGCCCCCAGCTGACTACAGTGATTTTGATATCTCGTTATATGAATCTTACGGCATAACCAGCGAATTCAGCCGAGGGTGCATTGCCAACTGTGTGTATTGCAATGAAACAGTGTTTTGGAAATATCGTGCCCGTCAAGGATCTCGTGTGTTGAAGGAAATTGAAATTGCCTATCGCAATCAACACATACAAAGTGTCACATTCATAGACAGTTTGCTGAATGGAAATCTTCGTGAGTTGAGAGGGTTTGCTGAAGGACTGATGGAAAGACAAATATGTATCAGTTGGAGTGGCTACAGTCGAATTGATGGTAAAATGGACCGAGACTTTTGGGCACTGTTAAAACGATCAGGAGCCACAGGGTTTGCTTTTGGTGTGGAATCTGGATCACAGAATGTGCTGGACTTGATGAAAAAAAATTGTCGAGTGGAATGGATCGAACAAAATTTTAACGACATGGCTGAGATTGATTTTTGCAATCAGTTTGCTACTTGGTTCACAGGATTTCCAGGCGAAGAATTGACTGACGTGGCACAAACACAAACCTTGATGTGGCGGCTGCGTAACTCAGGCATGGGCGCACAAAGTGCCGGCACCTGCGGACTGGGACACAACACACCCTTGGATCTAGAACGCGAACGATTTGGTGTGAGACGAATTGACTGGACTCACGGATGGGCCACACAGGATCTGCGCAACACTGTGTTTCACAGATTTGTCAGATTCAAACTTACCAATATACTGCTGGAACAATTTAGATTGCACGGCACCAAAAGGCGTTATCAACCGCACTGTCAAGAACCTGACTTAAAAAATCAATATCAGATTGAGTCAGACCCTGCAAATTGGGCAGATTCAATTCCTTGGGAAAAAGACTTTGACTACGAGATCATCAAAGTGAACATCAATCCCATGGCCAATAGTTTGATCAACGAAATTTGGCCTTTGTTGCGGGTGTTCTGGTTGGCCATGGGTGCCTACCGGTTTAGAGTGGAGTTTGATCCAGATCGAGATCTCAAAGAATTTGGCACAAGACGATATCCAAAATATCCTGATAATTGTTCATCAGGAACAAAATTTGAATTCCGTGCTGTTTACAATTTTGAAATTAATGCAGATGGGGTATGGAACGCAGATTTTGATATCAGTTTACAAGCCGAAACTTATGATCACAATCCAGCTGCCAACCATCATGGTCAAGGCCAATCATTAGATTTTGATTTCAAGTGGGTTCACACAGATGTCTGGACCAGACCAACAGTGTCGCTTGACAATAAATAAAATTCCTGTTACAATATACATCAGCCCACATAGCTTAATGGTAAAGCAGGCGACTCATAATCGCTTGAGTGGGGGTTCAATTCCCTCTGTGGGCACCAACACTGGCGTTAGTATAATGGATAATACAGCGGATTTCTACTCCGCGAATATGGGTTCGATTCCTGTACGCCGGACCAGTAAATACAAACATGCGAGTATGGGGGAATAGGTAGACCCAGCGGACTTAAAATCCGCCGCTGAATGCGTACCGGTTCGACTCCGGTTACTCGTACCAAAGGAACTGACATGAACGACATCACAATAGAACCACAACATGCAAGCGAAGGCACTGATGATGACTTCTTTGATGACATCCGTGGCAAGTGGGTCAAGTTGGAAGCTGAACGCAGGCAGACTCCTGAGTACCGGATCAACAACATGGAATACGACATGAGCCAGGCCGACTGGTTCTTGAGCAAAGTGCGTGGCAGTGACACCTATGCACAGAACCTGTATGCTGCCTTGTGCAACAACAGTTTCCAAAAACAAGATGTTTGGCTCATACTCAAAGACGTCTATTGGTCATGCACCTGGCGTAGTGCAGGTGGTATTGTGGCTGACCTGCAAGACAAGGGTGGCGACTACATGGACTGGTACTGTTCAGGCATTGGTGATGGCCTGGGCAACGGAGACACTGACGGCTCACGAAATTTCGTCAGTGAAGGCACAGTCACCGACGAAATTGCCGCAGATTTGGCACTGTTGTCATGGCGTGTGGCCGACGAGCCCAACAGCGTATAAATACCATATGGTTTACAAATATCGAAATACCACTCCTGATTGGCTGTATCATGAGCCCAGCCTAAATCCAGAATTATTACCTGCAATACAAAAAGAATTATTGAAGTTGTTTATTCAAACCAAGAAAGACACACTGGTTCCATATACCAGCACCGCTGTGGAAATCAGCTACAAAGTACTCATGCACAACACTTGTACTACTCTGATGCAAGAGTTCCAACGACTGGGTATATACAACAATTTTTTTGTAATAACGTTTATCTCTGTTGAAAGCACTCGTGAATTTCCTCCGCATGTGGATGTAGGTGTGGATATTGCACTGAACATTCCACTGATCAACTGTGAAGACACCTACACTGTGTGGTATGATGGCAAGATCAAAGATCAAAGTTTACCAGACTATGTTATTGGTACTTCTATTGTTGAAATAGCTAGAGTTGTGGATCCTCGTACAGCAGTAGAAATTGGACGATGTGATTCTAATATTCCTCATTGGATCAATGTCAATATTTTACATCGCCCAGAAACTCATCACACCCAATTGAGAGTAGCCGCAAGCATCAGGTTTAAACCTGAACCATTGGATGAATATGGCAACTTATGGCCACATTTGATTAAATAGTAGTTATTGTTGTATGAAGCCGAGAGAAAAGTGTTCTGGACGGGGGTGCAAATCCCCCCACCTCCACCAAAAGAGTTTTTGCATTAGCCGCACCAGAAATGAAGTATGGGGGGAATGTTAGTCAATAATTCTTTTGATGGGGGTGCATAGTTTCGACAGGGCAACAAGTAACAGAGTGGACAGCACGGTAGGCGATGACCGTTAATCAAGCAAAAACCGTAAATGCAAACGACGAACAGTTCGCTTTGGCAGCCTAAACACTGCCTAGGGTAAGACATACCTCGTAACAGAAACTCAGAACCCGCTTCGGCGGGTTTCTCTACAATAAATATTCAAATGATAGTTTACATACACGGGGCATCAGCCACAGCAGAAAGTTTCACACACATCAGACAGTTTGTGCGGGATCACACAGAAGAGCCCGACCTAGCCCTGGAATACAACAGCGAAGCAGGATTTGATCACAACCTGGCAGAAATGAAGGGCCAACTGGATGATCAGGATCGACTGTTCTTCGTCAGTCACAGCCTGGGCGGTATCTATGCCCTGCACCTGGCCAACCACTACAGTGCGACCACTGTGGGCGGTGTGAGCTTGAGCACACCTTATGGTGGCAGCAAACAAGCAGATTATGCACGTTACTTCCTGCCGTTTAACCGGCTGATGAAAGACATTGGTCCTGCAAGTCATCCCATGGCTGCGGCCAAAAAGTTGCCTGCACCACCATGTTGGACACAGGTTGTGACCACACGCGGAGCCAGTCCCTGGATACAAGAACCCAATGACGGTGTGGTCACAATAGAAAGCCAACAATATCGCACAGATTTTGAATTGGTAGAACTTCCGCTGAACCACTATGAAGTTGTGATCAGCAATCAAGTGGTTGAAATCATCTTGGCTCGTATTGCCCAAGTGATTTGATAAAAGTGTTGACCCACTGGCAACACTAATATATACTACACATTTGAGGAGACACCATGAGCAAAGGCACAAGACCCCGTCCATCAGTGGTCAGTCAACAAGAACTGGCCACCAGACACGAATCAATTTTTGGCAAGAAGCCTGTGAAGGAACGTTATGTTCCGCCACCACTACCACCCGAACTGGCAGGACCTGGTTCGTTTGAGCGACAACTAGGTACTACAAAACCTCCACCCGGAAGAACATAAATTGGCAAAAGACATCTAACAAATCATTGACTTTCGACTCACTGTCATATATAATAAACTATGAACAAGCAATACACCCAACTGTCCTTTGAGATACCCTCACATGATTATACACGTGAGGCGCTGGCCTATACTAACAGCGGGAGCAGTGGTACCTAATACAAAAGTACTACTCAAGCAAAAACCCGCTATCTAGGCGGGTTTTTCTTTTTCGGCTAGACCAATAATGGCAGAGATGTTATATTAGAGACTAGTCAGAAAGCAACAGCAAAGTTTGCAAAGACCCTACAAAGCAAAGGGATTTTGCAAAACAAGTTGACCAGAATAACACAAGATGTTATACTAGAGACTAGTTAGAAAGCAAGGCGGTCCTCGAATGTAAGAACCCACGCAGAGATGCAAAAAGGGTTGGAACCAAGGGACTCGAAGCGAGTTTGTAGACTCGGCCTCCGCGACAACATAGATAAACACACTCAGACCATGCGCGATGGTCCGTTGGATACAGCCCCGTACTACAGGGTAGCAGGTTCGATTCCTGAGAGTGTGTTTTTCTATGGTGTTGACCAAACAGTTTAAAACAGCACAGTCGATCGAGACTAGTTGAAAAGTTCGTTAAAATTTTGATTGTCATGTAGTCCCTGTCTAGTTACAGGGTACTATATGTAAACATGCTTCAGCGGGATAGCCCGTGTTGGATAGTTTCTGTTTAGTACAGTATCCGAAGTGTGTTTTCGTATAGCATGCACGATTCGTCTATCGGTTAGGACGCTGCCCTTTCAAGGCGGAAAGACGAGTTCGATTCTCGTATCGTGTACCATATAAAAACACATTACGGCTGAGGTCTAGAGATAACTTCATACTACGCCGTGACAGGATACAGAAGCAGACCTAAACCTGTTGTATAGTGTGTTTCTATATAGTACGTTTTGGAGACGTGGCAGAGTGGTTGATTGCACCAGACTGTAAATCTGGCCCGTAAAAAGCGCGGTGGTTCGAATCCATCCGTCTCCACCAAACAACCTGATGCTGGGCAGGTCAAGGCCCAGCAGTCCTATCCCAAGGATCACTGACGCCAGAACGTCAGGCCGATGCGCATCGCAAGCCCTACCACGGGTGCCGATGGACGATAAATTGGGAAGCAGTAGTTAGCAGTGGGAGGCGCAAGCCGCATTTTTAATGTAACAACAAGATTTTTGGTCCTAAAGTGTTCATGGACGCACGACGGCTTGTCACGCCGTAAGAGTGGGGATCGTTACCCCCTAGGACCGCCAAGTTTTTGTTTAGTAATGCCTTTAGCGAGGGAGCCTAGTATATTGCGGATTGTTCTTCGGTGATATACGACATGGTCACGCTACCCAAGAGTAAGAGAACATGAGGGGTAGCCTACTAAACAAATCCAGTTTTGAGAGTGTCAGCAAGTGAAGTCACGCTGTCTAGGTTTCTTCGAAGGACCAAAACAGCAGAAGGCAAGTGGGTTCGAGACCCAGCCGCGGGCAACTGCGGTAGTCCACTCGGGGACCACGCTGGATGGAGCCCAAGTGATATCCATCGTGCTCGAGGTCAGGCTAGGCGGCCGGTAAGTCCTGAATAAATCTACGATAAAAGCGGCGTAGGCTCTCAAATTCAACCGGCGACCGTAGCTCAGTTGGATAGAGTACTTGGCTACGAACCAAGGGGTCGGGAGTTCGAATCTCTCCGGTCGCGCCATGTAAAAACACATTAGAAGCCTTCGTGACTGTGGGCAAGTAGGTCTCTAAGTCGTTTCCGACTAGTGTGTTTCTATATGGTGCGTGTCGTCAAGCGGTCAAGACCTCGGATTGTGATTCCGATATGCGTGGGTTCGAATCCCATCATGCACCCCACGATATTGATTGAAGCGTGTTAAAAACTCATTGACAATGGGCCCAACTGCCAGGGACTTATTGATCCAGAGCCGCTGACCGGGCGAGAGCCGCGTGGACTGCTAGTCACAGTCGAAGTCATGTTCCTGGAAGGATGGTATCGGCATATTGCTATACGTACCTTTAAACACCGGGCAGTGCTTCATTCAATATAAATAAACATAGCGCAGAGTGGAGAAGTAGTATCTCATCGGGCTCATAACCCGGGGACCGGCGGTGCGAATCCGTCCTCTGCAACCAAATAAAAGGAAATATATGTATGAAATTACAATAATAATGACTGCTAGGGAAGAGGCGTCTGACCTTAACATAAGCTCAAAAGGAAGCGAACATGTAGTTGATCATTTCGATCCTATTGTCAATTTCTGGAATGAGTGCATAAATGAAAATTTGATATTGAATTTGTGCGTGGTGAACGCAGACACATGGCCTGACGTATCAATTTATTATTCCATCAGCGAAGAAGCTGCACAGGCCTTTGTTGACAAATTTCAAAATTTAGAGGCTGATTTTTCCATGCGAAAGTTTTGGAGTCTTATTCACTTTGATACCCAAGCCAGTATCAACACATGTGATTTTGAGAACGTCTGGGCTGTTCCAATTGTCAGTGAAGATGGCACTGTTCTTTGGAGTGCATTCATACAGCAAGTTTGATATACTAGCAATAGAATGAGTTTTGTAATGCAGAGCACTGCAAATAATTTTGCTCTGTGGTTGACAACAAATAATAAATAAACTATAATAGGAACTATGATGAAACAACAATTCTGTTCAATGACAAAACCCATGTCCTTCCAGGCAACAACCTGGCTGTTGGCCAATGGCACATTCAACAGTATTCCAGGAGACCCGGGGTTCTGATAGACTATATTCGTATATCTAACAAGAACCCCGGAACTAAACACTCCGGGGTTTTTTTATTTAGTGCAAACGGAAACGCGGTCCTACAAGCACTCAAAAAAATAAACGGGCGGCCTCGGGGATGGCTTGTGTTCTTGTACATAAAAAAATCCGAGCGTATTAAAACAGATTGCGTATCCGTTGCTGGTCGCTTGACAGAAATATTATTCCCTAAGCATACAATCTGTTTTAATACACACATTGGCAACAGTGTGTTTAATTTGTCTCGGTGGTGTAATGGCAGCATAGCGGTCTCCAAAACCGTTTGTGGGGGTTCGAGTCCCTCCCGGGATGCCATGTATTTGGGGGGTTGGTGCTAACGGGAACACATGTGCTTTGCAAGCATGAGTTAAGGGTTCGATTCCCTTACCCTCCACCAATGTCAGTATAAGTATTCGCAAGGAACGTGGGCCGGACGGTAAGGCAACGCACTGCTAATGCGTAGGGTGAGGAAACTTGCTCATAGGGTTCGACTCCCTAACGTTCCGCCAAAGTATATTCCTCAGTAGCTCAGAGGTAGAGCAAACGGCTGTTAACCGTTCGGTCATTGGTTCGATCCCAGTCTGAGGAGCCAAACAAAAAGGAAAACTATGTCAGCATATAACACACACAACGATCCAATGAAACATCACAGTGGCCGGCCCAGGCTTGGTCCACTGAATGTGGCACAGCTAACAGCCCTGTTGGAAACTGCTAGACCAAAAAATCGTGCAAAGATTCAACGTGCCTTGGACTATAAGAAAACAATTCAAAAGATCATAGCAAAGTCTTAATACCGCCGCCCTACTAGTATAATGGCATTACACTGGTTTTGTAATCCTGTGATGGCAGTTCGATTCTGTCGTGGGGCACCAAATAAGTAATAGCATGAAGTTAGCATACAAATTCTTAGATGTAGAAAATCATCAGGACATAAGTGAAGAAGTCTACAAGTATATTGTTGACCACACTGATGCAATGTTGAGTAAAAATTATTTCAATGATCAATCAATACATCATATGCTGAGTCATTGTCCGTTGCTAGCAGAATTTTTAAACAGTCGGCATTTGATTCCAGAAAGATTGGCCACCATAGTTTGCGCTGATAATGATATTGTAAGCATGCACAAAGACAACGACGGTGTAGACCCGTATGTAAGAATCTTATGGCCAGTTAGAAATTGTCAAGGCTCAATGACAAAACTTTGGCAAGTTCCTGACGGTGCTGGAAAACTTACTAGTGATACAAATGGTATATTATATACAGGATTTCCAATGGATCAAGAACGTGAACTAATTACCGAATTTGAATTGGTGTCACCAGTGTTATTTGATGCATCGTGCGTACATAGCGTACATCCTAATCCTGAATTGTCTGGTCACAGAATAAGTTTGACAATTGGGTTTGATAAAGATTTGCCCATCAGCAAATCCATCAAGGCATGGTTCGGCTTTCAACGCCGAACAAAAGGTTGACGATAGATTCCGTTTATTGTATAATACGTTTTTAACAAGGAGATGGCATGAAACGAGGTAAACCGTAGTGTCGCTCTAGATCCCGTATTGGTCTAGGGTTGGCACGTAAAATCAAAAAATTACGACTGACCCTGTGTGGCGCAGTTGGTAGCGCAACGGACTCTTAATCCGCTGGTCGTCAGTTCGAATCTGACCGCAGGGACCATGTACGGGAGCATAACTTAACGGCCAAAGTAGCTGGCTTTTAACCAGTTAATCAGGGTTCGATTCCCTGTGCTCCTACCATATAAAAACATATTTGACCAACCTCGGGTTCATCCGTGAGAGAGTGATCTCCTATATCAAGTGTGTTTCTATATGGTAATATAGCATAGTGGCTAATGCAGTTGCTTCATACGCAACCCACCGTTGGTTCGAGTCCAACTATTACCACCAAATTTCAGCCGGTTAGTTAAATGGTATAACGGTCGCTTGATAAGCGATTATCACAAGTTCAATTCTTGTACTGGCTACCAGTTCCTGTTGGGGTGTCGCCTAGTGGCCTAAGGCAACGGTCTTTGAAATCGTGATCATGAGTTCGAATCTCATCTCCCCTGCCAAACAACATAGACAAACCCGGTGGCTTGTTGTATAATTAATGTATAAGCGGCGTTCGTAAAATGGTATTACCCGATCCTTCCAAGTTCGTGTCGCGAGTTCGATTCTCGCACGCCGCTCCATTCAACTGAAAGAAACAACAATGACAATTGAGAGTGCCGCAACCTTTTTGGTATGTGTAATTTTACTGAGCTGTGGCATCATAGTGCTGGTAGGTCTAGTGCTGTTGGTCAACAACTTGTTGCATCGATACTGGAAAAATCTCAACTGGAACTTGCCAGAGAGTATGCAGTCTGTACGTTATGTTGAAGTTGACAAGACTCGAGAACCTCATTTGGATCGCAAGTAATACCCGCTAGGCAAAGCCCGCCGGCGTAAGTCCCTTACACTTGTGGTCTAATTTTTTACTCCGATTGGTGAAATGGTATCACTCTTGGTTTGGGACCAAGGAGCGCAAGTTCGATTCTTGCATCGGAGACCATGCAATGCAACGGTGGCGGAGTGGCCCAACGCATGGGATTGCAAATCCCAAAAACCGTGAGTTCAAATCTCACCCGTTGCTCCAAAAAATACAGGAAGATGATGCAGCGGGGTTGGTCCTGCGACTGGCCTTGAAAACCAGGTTCTCTTAACAGGGATGGGGTTCGACTCCTCCGTCTTCCGCCAAATAAGTACTGTAACAGGAGATGATTATGAACAAAATTACATTTGAAAACAAGATCACAAGAGAAATACTCATTTGCGATGATATCAGACATGTAAGAATATTCGAAGGCATCGAGTACATCTCTGTGCATAGAGTCAACGAAACACGCCAACTGCTGATGCGTCGAGACGCATTGCAACAAATTTCCTAAGCCTTGTTAACTCAGCGGTAGAGTAGCGCCTTTACACGGCGAATGTCGGCGGTTCGATCCCGTCACAAGGTACCAAATTTGCCTCTTTAGCTGATGTGGTCATAGCATCGGATTGAAAATCCGGAGAACCAGGGTCGGAACCTGGAGGAGGCACCAAGAATGTGGTATCCAGCACAAATTCATGCTGAGGTTTTTCAAACACAGGATCCGCCACATACTGTGTCACAGTGTGTTGGTAAAGTGGATTCAACACAAATTCTCTAGAGGTGGTCCAGTAACTAGCAGGCACGTAGGGCTGACAGCTGAACTTAGCATACAGTACTTGTGTGGTATCTCGTAGTTCGTATGGAATCATATTGTATTTAATGCCCCGGTGATGGAATTGGTATACATGCCGGTCTTAGAAGCCGTATTTTAGGAGTTCGAGTCTCCTCTGGGGCACCAATTCAGGATGTTTAGCACAGCGGTAGTGCAACAGCTCGACATGCTGTGGGTCAGTGGTTCGATCCCACTAACATCCACCACACCTGCCCCCATGGACAAATTGGTAAAGTCACTCTCCTCAAAAGGGAGTATATGTTCTCTGTTCGAATCAGAGTGGGGGTACCAGTCAACAATAAATAATCTTGAAAGTGCATATGAAAAAACTTGATCTAGAACAAGTGGCAGAATTTATCCGGGCTCAGTCTCCGGAAACCAAGATCTATCTTGGCTGTGATTCAGAACGCCTGCGCATCGACGGTGCATGGCATGCTGACTATGTGTTGGCTGTTGTGGTTCACATCAACGGCAACAACGGTTGCAAGATCTTTGGTGAAGTGCATCGTGAACGTGTGTGGGATCAAAAGGTGTCCAAACCTGCCATGCGACTCATGACTGAAGTTTATAAAGTATCAGAGTTGTACTTGAAACTGGCGGAAGTGTTGGAAGGACGTGATGTCGAAGTTCACTTGGACATCAACCCTGACGAAATGCACGGTTCAAGTTGTGTCCTAAGCCAAGCCATAGGCTACATCAAAGGCACATGCAACGTGATTCCTTTTGTGAAACCACATGCATTTGCCGCAAGTTATGCTGCCGACAGATTCAAAGGTCTGCAGGCGGCCTAAAATATCGCAGGATTAGTTTAGGGGGAAAATAGAACGTTGCCAACGTCCAGTCACCAGTTCGATTCTGGTATCCTGCTCCATCTTTTGCTCTTGTAGTTAAGTGGTATAACACAGTCTTGGTAAGACTGAATCCTGAGTTCAATTCTCGGTGAGAGCACCAGTTATTTCACAGTGGCCAACTGCAAGGCACTGAGCAATCGGATGTACATCCATCCAATATCAAACTCCCACCAGTGTCTGCTGAGTCGAGCACCGGCAGGATTAAGGTGATGATTGTTGTGTAGTTCTTCGCCGCCGATCACAATGCCCCAAGGCACAATGTTTTGGCTTTGATCTTTTGTTTGACCATTGCGATACCCCCACCAGTGTCCAATGCCATTCACAACACCAGCGGCCCATAATGGGATCCATAGCATTTGTATGCCCCAGATTATGGCGCCAACCCAACCAAAGACGATGATGTTGAACAAAAAGAGAATGCCAATGCCAAGTCTGGAGTGAGCACTGTATAGGTTGTGCTCAATCCAATCAGCAGGAGTACCAACACCATATGTATCAACCATGACTTTATCTTTTGATGCCGCATGATATAGCACTGCTCCTTTGAAGAAAACTTGTTTGATTCCATACACATGCGGTGAGTGTGGATCACCCGGCTCGTCGCTGAATCTGTGATGCTTGCGATGTACCGCTACCCATTGTTTTGTGACCATGCCAGTTGTGAGCCACAGCCAAAATCTAAAGAAGTGTGACACTACAGGGTGAAACTGTACGCTTCTGTGTGCTTGGCTTCTGTGCAGGAATAGTGTGACAGCAACAATGGTGATATGTGTTGCAATCAGGGTATATAATAGTTCAGTCATACGTTACTTAGCAAACACCGGCCCTTGGTGAAATGGATATCATGCTTGTCTTCGAAACAAGCGGTGGCGGTTCGATTCCGTCAGGGCCGGCCATCTAAATTGATCACACAACTGGTAAAGGTTTTGTAATCTAACACAGTATGCCCACCAGGCATGTCAACCCAAGGCACCAGACCGCTGTTGGTTCGGTCGCCGATGGCAACAGAACTCTCACCAATGCGTTGAGCAGTTTCTGCCAAAACTTCACCCAACACTTCTCTAACCGGTACTTGTTTTTGCGCCAGCAAATTCAATATTGGCAACTCGAATTGCATAAAAAAACCATAGTCGTTTTGTTTGTCTGCTTGCCAGGCACCGGCATCAAACCCTGGGTACAAATGTCTGCGCATGGCATCTTGTACATAGCGACTCATTTTGGCTGTGGCACGTTGTTCCATGCTCAATGTGGAATCATGAGCATGTGCTACCACAGCATCTCGACGACACAAATCTATCAGTTCATACCAACCACGTATGGCCAGTTCAGGCATGTTGGGCGTCCAATAAAATGGTTCCCATATCACATTGTCTGGGAACCCGTTGCTTTTTGTGCAATAGGTGTACACACGCATTAGGCCTTCGGGAAAAAATCCTCGGTAAGAGTCTCCAGTGCGCATCACACAAGGCTTATCTAGCCCAGTTAGTAATGTGGCACGACGGTTGCCTATTCGTTTTTCTAGCTGAGCATTTGTTGCTACGCTGAGCCAACGGCCAAAGAACACACCAGGCTTGGGGCGACTGTCCTTGAACACTTGCTCAGGATTACGATAAGCATTTACCACACGATCCAGCCACTCTATCTTGATCACTCCTGTGCCCGGATGTGCGGCAGCATAACGTTCAGCATAGGGCACTGCATGATACATGATCTCACCGTACCAGTTTGTGGGGTCTTGATTGTTGAAGTCTGTTGTGTTTTCTAGTTCTGGTGTGGTCAACACAATGATATCATCTATGCGCAGTCCTTGTGCGGCAAAACTTTCAATTATGTTGCGACTGTCCCAGCCGCCACTGAACAACACCGCCACATAGTCATACTGCTCACGTATTTGTCTTGCTCTGGCATAATATAGTTCGCGTAGATTTTGATTGCGCCAGTGTCCAGCGGCATGTGCAGTAGCCCAAACATCATCATAGTAATGCCAAGCCACAGGTTGGCCGGTACGGTGACTGGCCTCTAGTGCATCTCTGTTGCTGTAGAACCAATTATCGCCCACTGTGTAATGCCCTAGTGGGCTGTATAATACCTCACCTACTGAATCTGGAACGTAAATCATGACAGCAAGAACTCCTGCACACGATCCACAGCGGCTTGATAACCATGTTCCCACAGTGCAAAGTGTGTGACGCCAGGTATGGTGTATGTTTGCAAATCAGCGTTACCAAAGTATCCACATGCACGATCAAACCAATCTTGTGGAACATCCACATCATATTCACCACGAGTGAACAAGATTGGCACTCCAGCCAATGCATCTGTGTCAAAGCCGTGACTGTCATGCAACAAAGGCCACGTGATTCTGTCTAACCACCATGTTCTGGGTGCTGTCCACGAATCTAAATTGTAAGAAGTATAGCCTTGTGTGAGTGTTTGCATTTTTTGATACCATGGTGCAACACGCTGTGGCTCGCCTATTTCTCTATCACTGATCTTGGCAAGTTGTTGTTCTATCAACACATCCAAACTGGTGCTCCAGTAGCCTGACTCTGTGGCAGTGCGTTGCCACAGTCTTATCATGCCAGGGTTTTGTTCACACCATGTGGTATCAAACACAGTGGGGCTCATTACCACCGCTCGATTGACCAAGCCTTGTGCTGCTAACACTAAAGGCACTACCGTGGTATTGCAAAAACCCAAGGCAGCAATGTTATTGTAGTGTGGCATGGTTTCGATCACAGCCGCAATTTGTTTGGCAAAGTAAATTCTATTGTAGTCTGAACGCGACATACCTGTGCTGTTGCCAAATCCCAGGGCATCTACCATGTACACATCCACACCTTGTGCAGCCAATTGTTCAGCATGTGTGACGCCAGTGCCTGGATCAAAATGCCAAAAGTTTCTGCCACTCATTGAACGGCCAGGCAGGATTACCACAGCACGGCCGTTGCCAGGTGCAGTGACTGTGTGAACATAAATGTTCCCTGATTCAAACGGTACGTAATAGTGTGGAATAACCATCCAAGGTCCAGGCTTTTTGTATGAGTTTTTTCAGCGTGTATTGCTCAGCAGATACTGAAAACTTTTGAGATTCAAATTCAGTAACAGGCACAATGTCACCGGCTGTGCTGGTAACAAACATGTCTGTGGCAGCTTCCAGCATGCCTGCATCAATGTCAGAATATTTATAGTTGATGTCATGAGCATCACACAACTGTTGCACAAGCTGCATGGTAATACCACCCAGGACATTTTGTCGTGGTATGTGTATGACTGAATCAATTACCACACCGACATTGAATCCAGGTCCTTCGGTCAAATGCCCATTGTGATCCAACAGCACTGCACTGTCATATCCACGGTCTTGAGCCTGCCATTGGCTTTGTGTTAGATCTTGCCAGGCCCAGTTCTTGTAGCTCTGATTGATAGACGTTGATGGAACTCTCGGAGTTGTGCTCAAACACAGTCTGGCGGTGTTGGTCACATTAAATCCGTAATAGGGTTTGACATAGGCCATGACTTGTGTGTCACAACGAGTCAGATCTCTAGGCATGCCTGATTCAGGAATACCTCTTGTGACTGCAAACCAAACAAACGCCGCTTCCAATTCACTGCGGTGGTATAACTCTGCCACAACAGTTTTTAGTTCTTCGCTGGTGTACAGCATGGGCAGTCGCCAACCACGGCAACTTTGCTCTAATCTGTTGATATGTTGATTGAGTTGTAGTGCTCGTCCATGCTTCACAGCCAGCACATCGTATGTGGCATCAGAGTGTATCACACCCAAATCCAGTATGCTCAATGAGAGATCAGCGACATTGCAATAGGCGCCATTGCGCCATGCAGGAAAATTATTCATCATACATTATATAATAAATTTTGGTAAAACACAATAGATAATGTCAAACACTGCCATTAAAAAATACAATGGCAAAATCCATAGACCAGCGCCATAGATATACTATATACTAGTGATGTCACTAATAGGAGGAACCCATGACACAATCCGTAAAAGGAACCCGAACTGAATTGAATTTAAAAGAAGCATTTGCCGGTGAATCACAGGCCAACCGACGGTACTTGTACTTTGCAAACATGGCTGACGTGGCCGGAGACAACGATGTTGCTGCCTTGTTCCGTAGCACTGCCGAAGGCGAAACTGGACATGCACATGGTCACATGGAATACCTGATCGACGGTGGTTCAGGTGATCCTGGTACAGGAATGACTGCCCGGACTGTTACCCAAGCATTGGAAAGTGCTATCCACGGTGAAACACATGAATACACTGACATGTATCCAGGCATGGCCAAAACTGCACGTGATGAAGGCCACGACGAAATTGCTGATTGGTTTGAAACACTGGCCAAAGCAGAACGTAGTCACGCCAACCGCTTTGTCAAGGCCTTGGCTGCACATAAAGAAACACAGTAACTAGTGTAAATACTTAGTGAGTTCCACTTACACAAAATCATGATTATCAGGATATGTTCTTGATGGATTGTGTAGTATAATAGTCATACATACAACAGTATGTTTAACCAAAGGAGATTACTATGAAATGGACTACACCAGCCGCGCAAGATATGCGTTATGGTTTTGAAATTACCATGTATTTTATGACACGCTAATTTGCAAAAGCATTAAACCAAAAGGGCCGTCGGCCCTTTTCTCTTGACACTCAATGGATTCTTTGTTATACTGTACACCAAGGACGTAAATAACAGTATGACTAAACCTAAAAAATTGACTGATACACTTCGAGACGCATTGGCCAAAAAACATGCGGCTGCTCATCCTGATGCCAAAATCAAATCAGGCAAAACCAAGCGATCTGGCACTCCCGCCATTGCAGGTAGACCTGTGCAACGCACAGTGGGACGCGGCGGATGAGCAACGACCTAGCCCGATTTGTCAACAGCCGACGCCGACACAAAACTGATGTGGCTGTGTCTAGACAAGTTAAAATTGCCCGAGCCGCTGGTTCAAACATTGGTCAGCCGCATAAGTTTGCCAAGCGTCATGCCATGGACTGTGGTCAACCACGATGTTTCATGTGTGGCAATCCACGCAAGACACACAAGGACAGACTGACCCAACAAGAAAAGCGCCTGTTCCAAGACTTGGAACAACAAACAGCCAAGCATTCAAACGGATTATCAACCAAGGAAGAACCATGAAGCACCCAGCAGACAGAACAGCAGGACTCAACTCAGAACAGGCAGTGGCCATGATCGGTAACCGATACGATTTGGTCCTGGCTGGCGCACGCCGCATGCGGGAACTGAGTCGCGGTGACATGCCTAAAATCACACTTAAATTTGCACACAGTGCCGGCGTCACAGCTATGTTGGAAATTGAAGCAGGTAAAATTGGCCGAGACTACATCTATCGTGAGACTGAAGTTCAGCCACGCAGACGCAACAAACAACAGCCCCTGTAACAGTGGATGAAAGCAATAGCGCCAAGGGTCGCGATAGCTTTGATGTCAGCACCGGCAATACCTTGGTGCACTTCTTCAACCGTAATGTCACACCCTACGCCACCAGTACACTGGGTCCTGCATTTGATCTAGTACCAGTCACACAGCAAAAAGATCTCATGATCAATCATGCCAGGATGTATGCCCAGCAAGAGTATGATCGAATCATGGAACTGGTGAGTGTGTTGCAAAAGCAAGCAGATGACATTCGACGCAGACTAGCCGTTACAGATCTAGTGCATGCGGCAGTGTACCAATTCAGTCCTGTGATGGGCAATGTGTATTGGTTGGCCTGGGACCGGCGCCGGCAACATACCTTGTTGACACCGCATGGTCCTGACGACTGGTCAAGCAGTGCACCTGAGGATTACGAGTACCAGGCACAGGTTAAGTACATGGGCGATCACACTTGGTTGGAAGTAGTACCCAAGTAGTGCTTGACCAGAAATGCCCAATCTGTTATAATTACACTTTAAAGAAAGGAGTGACGTATGCCAGCAACGTTTTTGGTAAGTGACACACATTTTGGACACATGGGTGTGTGCAAGTTCACTCGCAACGATGGCGTGACCAAGTTGCGTCCTTACGACACTCCCGAGGAGATGGATGAGGACATGGTTGCAAAGTGGAACGCACGAGTCCGGCCCACTGACAAAGTGTACCATTTGGGTGACGTGGTTATCAACCGCCGTGCGTTGAAAACTTTGGCTCGCTTGAACGGGGACAAGGTATTGATTCGCGGCAACCATGATATCTTTCCGGATGTGGAGTATCGCGAATACTTTCGTGAGTTGCGGGCATACCATGTGATGAACGGAATGATCTTGAGTCATATCCCTGTGCATGAGGCCTCGTTGGGTCGCTTTGGTACCAACATTCACGGACACTTGCACGCCAGTCGTGTGAAACGGGCCCGTGGTGTCAACGCCAAGACCGGTGAAGTATTGTACGGCACTGAGATCGATCCGCGATACCATTGTGTGTGCGTGGAACAGACTGACTTTGCACCCATATTGTTGGATGATGTGTACCGGCGCATCCAAGCAGAAGGTGGAGAGATTGGATTCAAAAACGGCAATTTCAAGACCGAACACCATGTGGATTAACAGTAATACTCAAGTACTACCTTTTAAAACCCTGCTCGATGCAGGGTTTTTCTTGACCGGAAATTCCCAATTTGCTATAATAATGGCATACAAAGCAAAAAGGAGCTCGCAATGAACAAGATCACAGTGACCATTGAATTCTCGGAAAAAGAACTGCAGGCAGTGTTTGAAAATCTGCCAGGCGTTGAAATCGTTGACGCCCGCAAGATGCAAAAGATCATGCAGAGTAAGAAATTTGCCCGGGCATTGGCCCACGACGTCAAAGAGGCATACATTCAAACCTGGCGTGAAAAACCTGAGTGGGAAGTCTTGGAACAACTGGGCTTGACCGTGGCGATGGAAGATACCACACAATACAGTTGACATTTTGGTTGACCAATAATTGCCAAACTGTTATAATAGTGGCATACAAAGCAAAAAGGAGCCTGAGATGAGAAAAGCGTTTGAAGGACTGACAACTAAAGAAATCCGTGAAGTGGGCATGTACGGTTGCACTGAAGCACAGATGCGTGAAGCAGTGGAGTCCGGTAGCACGTTCCGTTTTTCAGGACCTGCAATGGTTGTGGCAAGTATGCTGAGCGATGCACAGGAAATGATGGCATACGAACAGCCCGACTTCAACACCATAGAAGATCAGCGACAACTGCTGAACCGTGCCAAATTTGTTTTATTCACTTACATCACAGATCGGGAGACAGCATAATGAGCGAGAAGTTAGAACAGGCTGAAGCCAGATTCGACGAACTGGTTGACGCTGTTGAAGTATTGACTAAAAAGATAACAGAGTTTCGAAGACTGTTTGAACCCGAGTGCGTGGACTTTGATGAGATCAGTGGCTTGTTGCACGACATGTTGAGTGAAATTGATGACCAATTAATGGAGGAGAACCTATAATGGGACAGATGAGCAGACTTTACACTGACATTCAAGAAATGATCAGCCTCAACTGCACTGAAGATCAAGTTATTGATTTTGTTGTGCAAGAATACGGCTTCAGCATAGGCGAAGCACAAGAGATGATTGCAGAAATTGTGCGCGATGACCTGTTGCAAAACTGCAACTATGCATGTTGACAACAAATTCACAATCAACTACAATAACGACTTAACTTACTACAACCCCCGAAAGGAAACAGCCCATGTCAGCAGTATCAGATGCACGTACAGTAACCAGTGCCCAAGTTCGTAAATCCATCATGCATGCTTTTAAGAAAAAGCGTCCTATGTTTTTGTGGGGTCCTCCCGGCATCGGCAAGAGCGAAGTTGTGGCTGGCATCACAGAAGAACTTGGTGGCTTGATGATTGACTTGCGCCTGGGACAGATGGAACCCACAGACATTCGTGGTATTCCGTTTTACAACAAAGACATTGGCAAGATGGATTGGGCTCCCCCTGTGGAAATGCCCGATGAAGAAACTGCCAGCCAGTACCCTGTGGTGGTGCTGTTTTTGGACGAGATGAACTCAGCTCCAGCGTCAGTGCAGAGTGCCGCATATCAGTTGATTTTGAATCGACGCATTGGCAAGTATAAACTGCCTGACAATGTGGTGATGGTGGCAGCAGGTAATCGTGAATCAGACAAAGGTGTTACCTTCCGCATGCCGACTCCGCTGGCAAATCGTTTTGTTCACCAGGAAATGCGTGTAGACTTTGCATCATGGCAAGAGTGGGCTGTGAATCACAACATCCACAAAGACGTGGTGGGTTACTTGAGTTTTGCCAAGCAGGACTTGTACGACTTTGATGCCAAGTCCAGTTCACGTGCATTTGCAACACCGCGCTCTTGGAGTTTTGTGAGTGAGCTGTTGGCGGATGAATGTGACGAGGACACAGAAATGAACCTGATTGCAGGTACTGTGGGCGAGGGCCTTGCTGTGAAATTCAAAGCACACCGCAAAGTGTCCGGACGCATGCCCCAGCCCTCGGACATCTTGAGTGGCAAGGTAACAGACTTGAATGTGAAAGAAGTGTCGGCCATGTACAGTTTGGTCATCAGCATGTGCTACGAACTCAAAGACGCCATTGAGCAAAAGAAAGTGTCAGACAAAGAGTTCCATGAAATGAGCAATAACTTTTTGGCATATATGATGAAGAACTTTGAGACTGAACTGGTGGTGTTGGGTGCTCGTATTGCACTGACAACTTATATGTTGCCGATGCAGCCTACCAAGATCAAGGTGTTTGACGAGTTCCATGCTCGTTACGGCAAGTACATTTTGCAAGCCAGCTGATGGGGGTGGGTGGTGCAGTCTTACAGGGCTGTGGCTGTGCCACCCTTTTAATATGAAATACGAAATTGTCAAACTAAATGGTCGCAACAGTTGGAGCAAGATCTATCGGTACACCATTGAATTCCCCAAGGGTGATTACAGCAGTGGTGTGCTGGAGTTTGATCGAGCCCGACGTTGGTTCAACCGCACATATGGCTGGAGTACAGATGTCAAGACACAGAACGAGATTGCTGAACAACTGAATGATACAGTACCTTCAAGCCATCAGTCAGATGATCTAAATCTACAGTGGGCCTACAGCACCGAGTACCGCAACTATAGAATCTACGTGGCTTCGGACAAGGAACTTATGTTCTTTGAACTGGCACATTTAGGCACTGCATAATGTCTTATCGGGTAACAACCAAGCGGAATCTTATCATCTTTCACAACCCTGATGAGTGGTCCATGGTGCTGGACCGCTTGGCTCAAGATTTTGGCACTGCCATACGCATGCGGCACATCATGCGGCGTGAACTGGGATTTACTGCACGTGACCATCAGGGACTTGAACCCAATCGTCCAACTGTTGGTGTGTTGGATGGTTATCATTGGGGCGCGGCGCCAACAGGATTCCACTATGAATATCAAGTGCATTTGGACTTCTACAATGAAACCTCACAGTCATGGTTCATACTTAAATACCTGTGATGAAAAATAAAAAATACTTTTGCTACGAAATTTATAAAAATCTTGCCATATGGTCTCACAACGGTGAACTGGGTTACAATCCTTGTTCTTTTTACAATGGATATATCAAAACATCATCAGAGTTCAATTTGACTGATGTGTGGAATAGCCCCGAACACTTAGAGCTAAAAAAATGTGTTGAAACTGATGCCTTTATACCAGGATGCCAGGCCTGCTACAGTGCCGAAGATGCTGGGATAGAAAGCCGACGACAAGGATCAAAAAAACTATACGAAGAATACCATAAAGACATCAACATTGAGTTGTCTGGGCCAACAGGTATTGACTACAGTGTTGGAAATTTATGCAATTTGAAATGTGTCATATGCGGACCTCAAAACAGTTCACAATGGATTCCTGATTATCAAAAATTACACCCCACATATGATATTGCACCGTTTCAATACAAAAAAAATGAACAATTAGAAATAACTGACCAGGCTCTTTTGGAAAATATCAAGCATGTGCATTTTCATGGTGGTGGCGAACCACTGTTGTCTGAGAATCATGTTAGACTTTTGCAAAAAATTCAACAAGTAAAAGGACTGTCAGATGTTAGAGTATTTTATAATACCAATGCTACGCAAACAGTGTCGGATGAAATTTTACAATTATGGGAGAAATGTCAGTTGATTGAACTGTATTTCAGCATTGATGATGTTGGTGCTCGATTTGATTACCAACGCACTGGAGCAGACTGGAACAAAGTCAACTCTACCTTGGATTGGTTCTATGCTAATATGCCACACAACCATATGTTCAATATAAATTGTACATGGAGTTATCTTAACTTTTTTTATTTAAACGAAGTATGGGATTGGTGGAATGAAAATTTTTCTTCAAACAGATATGGCGACCCAACTAATTTAATTTTTCAAAAAGCAGTTGGTGATTTTGAACTTGATTATCTGTCAGAGTCGGGTCATGCCACGCTACAACGCAAATTTCAAAACTACAACCAATTACTCCTGTTGGTGCAATCCTTGAAAACAAGCGACCAATCCCATGATCATTTTTGGAAAAATATATCTGCATTGAATCACATACGAGGTACAGATTTCAAGGCGTTAACCCCCGAATGGAGTAAAATTATATCATGAATATACTTTGCACAGGAAACCCCGATCATACTACTGTGGCTTCGGCTATCAAAAGAAAATTTCCTCAGGCAGAATTTGCTAGCAGGGCAACTGGATACGATTTGAGATTTTGGGATTCGGGCAGTGAAGACTTTTTTCAAAACAAGATTAAAAACTACAATGTTTTTATCAACAGCAGTTTTATATGCAATGGTGGACAATTAGCATTGCTTGAAACCACATGGCATGTTTGGTCCAAGCACAATATCAAAGGGCATATTATAAACATCGGAAGCACTGCTGAGTGGATGGGAGTTGATGATGGTCGCATAGATAGCATTTATGGTGGATACAGTATACAAAAGCGAGCATTGCGAGACCGGAGCCTGCAATTGAACAACAAAAAAGGAATTAAAACTTCACATATAATTGCCGGCGGACTAAATGATGGCAAACCTGGACATGAAAAATGGTTAGCACTAGATAGTATTGCTAAAATAATTGATTACGTCATACAGCATCCCGACCATATTCCTTTGATAGAAATTCATTCGGCGTCAGACTAGTGTAATACTCAAGTACTACATTGACCATTAATTCAACTTCTGCTATAATACATGAAACAAACAAGGAATCACATGCACTATTTCAACCCTGACGTACTACATGCCACAGCAGGCACCACTGCCACCAAAGATGACGCAAAGAAATTTGCCAACTTGATCGGCGCCACAGATGCAAAACTGGATCGCGTGGTGCGTGAAAAGTTGGTTTCGGCTCGTGTGGGTTTGCTGTTGAAGGCTAGTTTCTTTGGTAACCTTGCAACACGGCTCAAACTGATCAATGCTGATGAATGGTGTGCCACAGCCGCAACAGACGGCAGAAATTTTTACTACAATACCCGCTTTATTGAGATGTTGCGTCCCAAAGAAATTGAATTCTTGTTTGGACATGAGGTGTTGCATTGTGTGTATGATCACTTTGGACGTCGCGGAGACAGAGACCCGCAGTTGTGGAACATTGCCAATGACTATTGTGTGAATGGTGACTTGGTGAAACACAATGTGGGTGAGAAGATCACTAGTGTACCTTGCTTGTATGATCGCAAGTATGACGGCTTGAGTTCGGAAGAAGTATACGATCAGTTGTACGAAAAAGCAGAAAAGATTGACATTGGTTCATTGCTGGATCAAATGATCGACGAGCACTTGGACGGTGAAGGTGATGGCGACGGAGATCAAGAAGGCGAAGGCAAGGGCCGTCCTAAACTGAGCGCAGAGGACAAACAAGCCATCAAGGACGAGATCAAAGAAGCCATGCTGGCGGCAGCGGCCACAGTGGACGGTGCTGGCAACTTGCCCGCAGGTGTCAAGCGACTGATCCAACAACTTACTGAGCCACAGTTGAACTGGCGTGAAATTTTGCGCATGAATCTGGAAAGCACTATCAAAGCCGACTACACATGGATGCGGGCCAGCCGCAAAGGTTGGCACATGGATGCAGTGATGCCGGGACAAAAGCCCGATGAAATGATTGATGTTGCTGTGATGTTGGATGCGTCTGGTTCCATCAGCCAGGACATGCTGAGAGACTTTTTGAGTGAGATCCAAGGCATCATGGACTCGTTCCCAAGTTACAAGATACATGTGGCAACGTTTGATACCCAGTGCTATAACCCTGCGCAATATGACTCGGACAATCTTGACAGCATGATTGACTACGAAGTGTCTGGTGGTGGTGGCACTGATTTTGATTGTATCTTTACCTACTTGAAAGATCAAGAGATCACACCACGCCGACTCATCGTGTTCACAGACGGCTACCCGTTTGGTTCTTGGGGTGACGCCGAATACTGTGACACCACTTGGATCTTGCATGGCACAACAACCATTGTGCCACCCTGGGGCACACATGCCTACTATGATGAGAGCAAACAAGACTGAGGAGTGCCAGAATGAATGAACATATCAAAAAACTACTTGACAAGGCATTGGATCAAGCGGTGCCTGAAACATGGACCCAGTTGAGTCATGAACAGATGACACGACTCTCCAGTGTGTTCGCCCAGTTGATTGTGCGAGAATGTATGAAAGAAGCTTGGGAGGAGATTGTTGCCGATGAGGATCTTGCCACAGAAACAGATCCTTTAATCAGAGAATACCTTCTAGGCAATAATCAAGGTATCGTAGATGCAGTCGTTAGATTTAGAAATCATTTCGGAGTTGAAGAATGAACGAATTAGAAATTGCACTGCAAGCACATGACTGGAGCCTAGATGGTTGGCGCACACGACCTCAAGTGGATCAATTGATGAAGGGTCACCCAGATCCTGCAGAGGCCCAGGCACTGTGGCAACAGCATTGTCCTTGGAGCGACAGCAATGGCGGTTATGTTGCATGGTCAAAAAAATTCACCCAAGACAGTGCCACAATGATATGGAGTTATCAATGACACCGGATCACAACCTACTGTGTCAAACAAGGTCGCTGTACAACGAACTATATCATGTTGTGAGGCCACTATTGCCCATAAGAATGCAACACGGTGCCAGTATGATTGAGTGGGCTGAAAAGACATTTGGTCCTGCAGGTCGAAGAGTTAAGGGTATTGTGGGACAAACTGTAAAGGTTGAGGCACCTGGTCTTAGATACTATGTGGATCCTACTGCATTTTGGTTTAGAGATAGCAAAGACCGTGATAGTTTTATCGCACATTGGACAAAGGAATTGTAATGTTTTCAGTATTGAAGTTTATCTACATCTTGTACAAGGCCTTTAGAGATGGACTCAATCCCAATCTCAACAGCCTGCGGTATGCGCCAACTTATCTTAAATATCTAACTAGTATTTTGTTGGCGTGTTTTTGGTGTTTGGCGTTTGGCCTGTTCTTTGGAGAACTATTTTATATTGGCTACAACATGCTGGGACATATTGCCTTGATCACCATGGCTTTTAGCACAGGCTTTATCATGAGTGTGTTTAGGAAGACCTATGGCCCACGAGTGGGCACAGATCAATTCTTACGCATGCCAGATCACAGCAGCCGTTGTGATGAACTCACAGATGAGCAACGATTAGAAAATATACATAAATGGAACAATCGAAATGTTTAAAATCATATTGGCTTTTGTAGTTATTTTTGGGCTGTTCTTTGTTGGCATTAAAACCATTAGAGAAATGACCGAAAAAGAACTTTGGTCGGTGACCAAACTATTGACATATAGTGCTATCTGTGCTATACTAACACTTGTATTTTTAATCACTCTTGTAGTTTTATTTTAAAGGAAAAACATGAAACGTATTTTGACTCTCTCTATTCTTGCAGCCGCTGTTCTTGCCTCAGGTTGTACTCGCATTGAAACTGGTACTGTGGGTGTGCGTGTGGGCTTTGACCGACAGATTCAGCCAGGTGAATTGTTGCCTGGATCATTCAATCAAACCATGATAGGTGATGTGCTTACATTCCCCATCAAGGACGTTAATGTCACATTGGAGAACATGACTCCTGTGGCCAAAGACAACTCAACCATGAAAGACTTTGATGCTGTGGTAGTTTACAACATCAACCCACAACAGGTGAGTGAATTGTACGCAACCAAGAACAAAAGTTTCCACGCTGAGTTCAAAGGCGACACTTATGTGATGTACAACTACATTGTGCAAAATGCTCGCAATGCCATCTACAAATCAGCCCGCAAGCACGAAGCCCTGGACATGGCAGACAATCGCACTGAAATGGAAAACTACATCAGGGAAGAGATTACTCGCAATCTTGCTGAAGAAAAACTAGATGGCTCGATCACCATCAATCAAGTTATGATTCGTAATGTGTTGCCCAGTGACACAGTGGTTGAGAGTGCCAATGCTTTGGTTCGTAGCAAGAATGAGTTGAAGCAGAAAGAAGTTGAAGTAAAAACTGCCGAAGCAGAGTCACGCAGAATGGCAGCACTGGCCAACAATAGCGGTGCGTCAATTGCGTTCATGCAAGCACAGGCCATGTTGAATATTAGTGAAGGTATCAAGAACGGTCAAGTGCAGACCATTGTGGTTCCTTCAAACTTCAACGCATTGATGATGCCCAAGTAATATGTGGGCACTGATTATTGCACTTACAATGGATGTGGCACCGTTTGAGATAAAGTTCTCTCAATTGGCCGAAGTCAAAACATATCAAGAATGTAGAGACCTTTCTAAGATATTAAAAGACCGTGGACTAAATGCTCACTTGTTCTGTGTGCAACAACAATAATGGGCAATCAGACCGAATACTTTGAACGCACTGGATACCAGCCAGAGTACTCAATAGGCGACAGGGTATTCGGTCACTGGAACGGCATTCCCTTTGCAGGCACTGTGGGTAATGACACACTAATCAGTCCGGTGCAAGGGCCCAAGATCAGCATACACTTGGATTTGCCCGTCAAGTACGAAGGTGTTGTAAAGAATGTGGTAATTGTCAAACATGAAGATATTAAGCGCATGAAGGAGTTTTAAATGCCAACAGTGTACACCGAAGTAGAAGTTGATGTAGATCTAGTAGATTTTGACACCAACGATTTGTTAGAAGAACTAGAATCACGCGGCGAATTGCCTCCTGAAGGCAATATCAATGCCCGAGAATTGGTTGAACAGATGTATCTCCTGCACCGACAAGGTCAGAACTGCACCCACATGCTCAACGGATTGTTTTACAGTGTACTGGGACGAATAGCGTGATTCAATTTGAATGGTTTGTGTACGGTGCCATGTTTGGATTTGTGGCGCCGTATGCATGGCCCATGATCACTCGTTGTATTGAAGAAGCACGTATAGCACGTAGAGACTGGAACAAGCGTGATGAACACCATTGAACATATCATCAACAGGATCAAGCGTCTGGAACAGTTCATAGTCAAAGTAAGTGTTCCTGAAGATTTTGCCTTTTCGGGTGCGGTGCCGTTTGACATTGAGATTGCAGGCTCAACAGCCATGGTCACAGTGTGGGCTGCAAGTGAAGCAGAAGCAAAACGTCGGGCCGAAGAGTTTTTCCAAAATACTCCATAAAATATTCCACCCTCATTCCGTTGCCTTAAATATTTACATGGAAAACGCATCACTTACCCTGGCCGACATGGCATCACTCAAAAACTTAATCGAAGCTGCCACTGCACGTGGCGCTTTTCGTGCCAATGAAATGAGCACTGTTGGCGGCATCTATGACAAACTGGGTGCTTTCTTAACAGCTACTCAAGCACAATTGGCCGCACAGGCTGAGGCACAACCGTCAGCTGAACCCACACAAGGAGAATCACAATGAAACACATAGGACGACACGGTGACCGCAAGGTTGCAATCATATTTAGAGAACTACCCGGCCAAGAACACATGTGCCTGGTGATTTATCCCGAAACATTACCATCGCATATTCACAATACCATCATGACTATTTTGGAATCAGCTCCTGGTCAACAAAGTCCTAACTTGGCTGATGTGTTGCATCGCAACTTGTTGCCGGATGGTAGAGTTATTTTACAAGCCTTGCACAATGAAGGCATGTTGAAGAAGATCAATACCAATCAGGTGATTGTCACACCCACTGCACAAAGCAATGTCAAACTTGACGAACTAAACCGCATTGTAAAAGAAATGGAATCAGGCGCCGAGGCTCTCAAACGCATGCAGGAACTGGATGCCAATGCCGGCATTGTTGACCCTGCCACCAAACGCAAAGCAGAGAAGGCATTCAAAGAAGGTCGCATTTCAGAAGCCGAAGCGTTAGTAGCACCATTGGTCGCTCCTGCATCAGGTGCATTGGATGACCAGTCACTGGCAGCCAACATGCTGGCGCAGGCCAAGAAAATGGAAGCGGATGCCAAAGGCCTGGTTGCCGAAGCCGCCAGAATGAAAAAAGAAGCACAAAAAATGTTTCCTGCTGTGAACATGAAGTCTGCTAAAACTGTTCCTGTAACCACTGCCGTTGAACCCGTTGCCGCCAAAACACGCAGTCGCAAGAAGGCAGCGGCCGATGCAGTTCAGTAATGAGTTCTTGGAACGCTGGGAACACATCATTGACGATGTAGACATCACCGATGTTCCACTTGAGTGTATAAAAAAAGTTGTGGTCAAGTTGCATGGCAAGCGGCAACGCACCATCAATCTTGACCTACTACGACGTCAAGGTCTTGACTTTGATGAAATTGAAACTGTGATGTCAAGAACCTTGGCCGACCTTGGAGAAGCTGTGCGTGACGTTGATTTTATTCTTGACGTTGGTGCTATTGCTACTATTGTGCAACCCGAAACTGACAAATTACTAAAAGATCTATGACTTGGTTCAATTCTCAGCACTTGCAACAGGCATCCGCATACGCTGGCAGACAAAAAAATAATCCAGTGGTAAATTACATTTGGCATTTTGCACTGTCAATGTTCGAAGCCGGTAAGTTACTTTTTTTGTCTTTGGGCAGTGTTGTTCATGCAATTTTTCCGTGGGTATTGAATTTCAAATTGTTAGAGTGGCGTGTGGATGCACTTGAAACTTTGAAAAATAATTTTCCCAATGATCCAATCCTTAAAAAAATTAATTTCACCAAATGAATGCTAAATTACTCAGCTATAGTCAACCTACCCAGGAATTTGCAACTCAAGGCATTGGAGATGCACAAGAACTCATTGCGTACTGCGCCCGTGTCAGCAATCCCTCCAACCAATTCAACACAGACACTAGCGAGAAACTTATCCGGTATCTTGTTCGACACCAGCACTGGAGCCCCCTTGAAATGGTCAGTGCTTGCATGGAAATTACGACAACAAGAGATATTGCGCGGCAAATCCTCCGTCACAGAAGTTTCAGCTTCCAAGAGTTTTCGCAACGCTATGCTGACCCAACAAAGGATCTTGAATTCGTACTACGCGAAGCACGACTGCAAGACACCACGAATAGACAGAACAGCATAGAGCTGGTACAGGACAATCCCGAAGCACGTAACTTGGCCATGGGGTGGGAACGTGCTCAACAACGTGTAAAAATGGCAGCCATTGAAGCCTACGACTGGGCTATCAAAAATGGCATTGCCAAGGAACAGGCTCGTGCTGTGCTGCCCGAAGGCATGATGTCAAGCCGACTGTACATGAATGGCACCTTGAGATCATGGATTCACTTTATTGAACTACGATCAGACAACGGCACACAAAAAGAACACCAGGCCGTTGCTCGGGCCTGCGCCAAAGCCATTGCTGCCATCTTCCCAATGGCATCGACCTTAGCAGAGTAATCTGCTACAATGTTGCATGTCAACACTAGCTACCCTTCTTTATGAAACTTCCATGCACTGGCAGGGTGCAGAATGCAAAATCATCGATGATCACGTAGTGCGCTTTAGTGACATTTGCGTACATGAGTTCTCCATGGGCGATGTAGAAGATCCGGACTTGTATGCGGCGCAGCCCATAAGTGAATGGCAAGACAGTGAAGCAGGAAAGTTTGTGATGGAGCATGCTGTGGAAAAGCCTTATTGGATGCGTCAAATAGATCACAGCAGTTATGGCTATCGATATCGAATCATGGCCCGACTCAGCGAGCCAAATCAAACATTTTTTAGATTGAAATTCAAATGACATTTTTAGTTACAGGTGGACTAGGCCTCATTGGGCACAATATAGTGGCACGACTGCAAGCACGTGGTGAGAAAACTGTGATCATGGATACCAAAACCACTTATGGCATCATTCCACAAGCAGAAATTGATTACTTGATGGCAGAACGTGAAAAGAAGATTGCACCAGACACACCAATCTACCTTTACGACATCACTGATGAGTCAGACATGGACTTGCTCATAGGTGAGCACAAGCCCAAAGTTATCATTCACTGTGCCAGTTTTCCCCGACAGAAAGTGGTCAATGCCAACCCTGCACTGGGTGCAGATGTCATGATGCGGGGGTTGATCAACTTGCTTGAGAGTGCCAAAAAACACAAAATTGAACGGTTTGTGTACATCAGTTCAAGCATGGTGTACGGCAACTTCGAAGATGATGTGTTGGAAGATGATCCATGCCACCCGCAAGGGCAGTATGGAATAATGAAACTATGTGGAGAAGACCTTGTCAAAGATTATAGCCGCCGTTGTGGTTTTGAGTATGTTATTATTCGCCCCAGTGCTGTTTATGGGCCACTTGATGTTGAAGACCGAGTCGTTGCCAAATTCATGCTCACAGCAATGCGCGGCGGAGTGCTCCGAGTTAATGGAGCAAACGAAACCTTAGACTTTACCTATGTGGATGATGCCGCTGATGGCATTGTTTCCGCAGCCACACGTATCATGTGCCGCAACATGACATTCAACATTACTAAATCACATTCAGTAAGTTTGTTAGAAGCCGCAGAAATGATTGTGAAGATTGTGGGCAAGGGTACTATTGAGATACAGGACCGGGATGCAGACTTTCCCAGTCGCGGTGCGCTGAATGTTGATCGTGCCCGAACCATCTTGAGTTTTGATCCCAAGACGGATGTAGAACAAGGATTTAAGAAGTATTATGAGTGGCTTGACAATTCCGTTTACTGGAATCCGAAAACAGTATAACAATCTTCGCACCGAGATCTTAGATGTAACAGATACAGTGTTGCGTTCAGGATCTCTCATGAGCGGCAACTACACTTATGAGTTTGAAGATTGGCTGGCTCGACGCAATCACCAACCTTATGCCATAACCTGTCACTCGGGTACACAAGCATTAGAAATCATTGCTGAATGGTATCAATCACGATCAGGTTTTATACCGCCCACTGTGGCTGTGCCCACAATAACATATCCTGCTACACTGAATGCATTTGTGCGAGCAGGCTGGAACTTGCACATTGTGGACACTGATCGGTATGGTGTGATGGACATGGACAAACTGTTACACGGTACAGATGTTCAAGCCATATGCGGTGTAGGTTTGTATGGGCAGTCCCTTCACGCATTGAGAAACAGTATTTGGCCGCTTACTCATCTCATAATTGAAGATGGCGCACAGCATTGGCTCAGCAATGACAATAATCGGCTGGGCGATTGTGCTATTAGTTTTGATCCCACAAAGAATCTAGCCAACTATAGCAATGGTGGGGCGGTAATCACTGCCAATGCTGGCTTGAGAGATTTTGCCCAGGATTGGATCAGCAATGGCAAACACAGCAAACATGCAGAAGTTGGCACCAACAGTAGAATGAGCGAAACGGACTGTGCGCAGATGTTGGTAAAAACTCGCTACATTGACCAGTGGCAACAACGTAGACGCACCATTGCTCAGCACTGGATAGAGATGTTGAAACAAAATCCTAATATCACTTGTTTGATTGACAGCAGCAATTTTGATGAGCACTGTTTTCACAAATTTGTGATTCATGTGGACAATCGTGATATCTTGCAACGTAATCTTGCCTTGCGTGGTGTTGAAACCAAGGTACACTACGCAACACCCATGCATGAGTTACCAGCATATCAACATTACCAGAGCCCAGACTTGCTGAGTGCTGGCAGCAGCCTAGCACGTAGATGTTTGAGTCTACCTATCTATCCTGAACTAACAGACTTGGAAATTGAGTATGTTATTGATCAGTTGTTAGACTGCGTTTGACAAACGCATACGTGGCCAACCAGTTCCACTCATAACTTTTCTTAAGCGCCGCAAAGTCACCACCAACTGAGTCATAGTACTCCACACCATCTTCAGCACCTTTGCGACTCCACCCACCTTCTGTTGAGTCAACCGTGAGCCATCGATTTAGTCTGTGCTCGCTTTCAACATCAGGTAAACTGGCTTTTAGTTTTATCGCTTCACGGAAAGCAGTGCGCCAGCACATCCAGTCTGACTCATGATACATGGCTGTGCCACAGCAAATAGGCACAACTTCATGTGCTTGGTCTAGTGTAAAGTCCAGTCCCGCACCTGAGTTCTCCAACACCAATCGTTTGTTGTAAGCAATCATGGCCTGGTGACCGTACACTAATCCATTAACAGGATTGTGTGCATGAAAGATATAGTGCTTGGGCTGTTGCATACGGTCAGGTTGCCAGGACCAGTCAAAATCTCTAGTGACTTCTAGTTTGGCAAACACAGCAAAAAACCAAGGCGTAGTGCTCTGTCTAGCAGCCGCTTGATATGCTGCCACACGACCATTCACGCCTGACACATGATGCATGAGATTCTTATGATTTGCGTCGTGGGCTGTGTATTCCAAATGTTCAAAGTAAATTTCAGCATTTATTTCACCATTGCTGATGAACACAATGTCCAACGGCGGGTCTTTCAAAATACGTTGTGTGCGGTCTATGTGAGCATAGTCATACAACTGTGTCTTTATGTAGGGAACAGCGACCTTGGGAACAACTACTGTGCCTGCGCCACTCCCAACAGGCACAATGGTCTTGGTGTCTTGCCGCCATAGTGGCACAGTCACCAGATTACCCTGCACATAGTCATGGTTGGTAAATGTGGCCAGTGGTCCTGCCCAGTTCGTTGTTTTTACTGCATCTACTTGACTGTCACTGTTGTGTACAATAACCGGCATGGGTCGTCGTGACACAGTGATTTTGACAAAGTTCACACTGTACCATTCCAACAATGCTTTCTTTTCAGCTCTAGCAGCAAATGTAGGCACATGCATGTAAAACGTGTCGCCAAACTTTTGGGTATCACTGGCAAACACATGCAGCATGGTCTGCTGCCACTGTTCAGGATGCCAAGAGAAATCAAAATCAGTGTAGTCACAAATGCTCGAGCACACCCAAACAAATTCATGTTGGTCCACCAGACTCTTGGCCAAGCGAATTAGCGTGTCGCGATAGTTGTCAAAGTATCTTATGCGTTTGATGGTGTTGGCAATCTGCCCTGCTGCACCGTCCAAGTGATCTATTTCCACAATGGGCACAGTTTCTGCTTCGATCTTGATCTGTATGTTTTCAAGATACTTGGTTTCTGTGGCGCCCGGTACTGTGTACACAGGCCCACCTGTTTTTTGATGCTGTGTGGCAAACTGATACATGTAAGGTGGTTCACCAGGGTCAGGCCGCCAAGAAAAATCAATCTGTGCATGATCCACACCGTCGGGTATGGTCCATAGTGTTGGATCAGGCAATAACACAGCACGTGGCCAGTCCATGTACTTTACAGGGGAGTCATTTGTGGCTGCAGGATGTCGCCATTCCACGGTGGGCATGACTTGTGCTGAATGCCATTGATTGCCAAACACATAGATGTAAGGCTGATCCCCAGGGTCAGGCTGCCAGGTCCAGTCAAATGTATAACCATGATCACTCCGGTCACGCCAGCCTGTGTTCACAGTCCGCAATGAAGCACGTGGGTAATCCATGTACTTGCGTTCTGTAGCACCCGGCACATGATATTCCACTGTGGGCCATTTCTCTGCTGACCACCACTGATTGCCAAACACATACACATAAGGAGGATCTCCTGGATCAGGTATCCAACTATAGTCCCAGTCACAATCGATCAAAGTGTGCCAGTGATCAGTGTGTTGGGCAGGCAATTGGGCTTTGAGTTCTGACATGTACTTCTTGCTGACAGCACCTGGCACACGATATTCCACTGTGGGCATGACTTCAGCTGAATGCCACTGATTCCCGAACACATAGTCATAGGGTGGGTCCGCAGGGTTGGGTCTCCAACGGGCAAGTTCCGGTGGCAAGTCTGCTGAGCAGTGCTGATGCCATGCTGAGTGATCGGGCACAGTACGTGCCACAAAATTCATCACAAACTTGCGTTCAACAGCGCCAGGTACTCGATACTCCGGACCCCCTATGTTGTCCCATCCCCATTCCACTGGAAATTCGTACACGTAAGGCGGATCCATGGGGTCAGGACTCCACTGTGTATCAATGCTGGCAGCATCTATGTAATCGGGCACATGCCAGCACGACTGATCAGCCTGGTGACGAATAGTCAGCTCACTGTGATAGTTTGTGTCTGTGTATCCTGCACGTGGCACAAGGTACACGCCTGAATCAGGTTGATGTTGATTGGGCCATGCATGCCGTTGGTCGGTTTGCCATGGAACAGGTTCAAAAAGCCAATCCCATGTGTTGAGGTCCGCTAAGTAGTGTATCCACCAAAAATACCTTGTGCGACTCAACTTCTGTGCATGCTCGATACTATCAGCCTCACGCTCATGCGCAAAACGGCCTGGCTTCTTTCCTGAATAAAATACGTCAAACATGATTAGAATAGATGAAATTTACAACAACACATTTTGGCCTTGGCTTAAAAAAAATCATCCTAGAGTAAGATTATGGTGGTGCGAGCCGTTTGGCAGAACTGACCCTGACAGTCTAGTTAATTATGGCAGTGATATTACTCACGAACACAATTATACACTATTATGGGATCAAGAGCCTATTCATTTGAACATACACTTGCCCACTTTTGAATCTGTTGTGGATAAAAACAAAGATATTCATGAATTGTGTACCAATCGAATCAAATTAAACAAAATAGCCCTTGATGCTGGGTACACCAAGCCGCTAAGAATTGATCACCAGGTTGGCAGCATTATTACCAGCGAGCGAGACAGTGACACCGTTGAGTTTGTGTGCAACAAATACAACTGGAAAAGTTATTATTATTTCTTTCATGGCTGGGCAGCATTGGATTGGTTCCGTGGATATGATCGAACTTTTTTGATTACTCCACCTGCTCAACGAACAATCACACGAACGTTCTTGGCACCTAATCGTATTGTGGCAGGCGAACGCAAGCACAGATTGGAAATGTTGTACTGGATATTTAAAATGGGCATGTCTAAAAATCATGTGTCGTGTCCCTCTGTGTGTCCTGCGGAAAACATTGCTATACTAGATGCCATACAACCTCTTAAAAACAAGTACCCTGACATTGAAACAGTGTTTGCCCAACAATCATTACCCCGGAACTTTGAAGGTGAAACTGGTCATCCCATGCATTCGTGCTGGCTCAGTTTGTTTGATGAATCTGCTGAAAGTTTGTTATACTTGGTTACTGAGACTGTGGCCACAGGACGCAGACATCACTTGACTGAGAAAACTTTCAAACCCATTGCCATGGGCATGCCGTTTATCATAGTAGGCACCCAAGGCAGTTTGAGGTATTTGCGCAGTTATGGATTTCGAACATTTGATCACTTGTGGGACGAAAGCTATGATGATGAACCAGATGATGCCAAGCGCATAGAAAAGATTGCACAAGTGCTAAAAATGTTAGATGGGTTGGAAGAACATCGCCAAGACCTATTTGACTCTGCACATGAAATTATTGAGCACAATTGGAATCATTTTTATCATGGCGGCTTTGAAGCCATACTATGGCAGGAATTACAGGATATGTTGAATGAATTTAAGTCTTAATTTTGTGGCAGATGCCACGGTCAAAGGTAGAATATATCCTGCACTGGCACGTCATCAGGCCAGACCTTACACACAGGCCTGGCGTGAGTTTGGACAGCACTGGCCTTACACCACTCCATTGAGACTGCAAGAATACTGCGAACAACATTCAGTGCCCATCAACATTTTTTCCATACATGATGTGCTACCTCCCAATACCTTTTACCCCATTGGCATTGGCTTTTTTGATTTTGACATTGATTATTTTGAGTTGTTGAATGACCATGTGCGACAACGTGTGCGTCAGGGTGATTTGCGATTGTTGTTTTACTATCACGAAGGTGACCACCCTGCACGTATCAAAAATCGATTGGACACATTGGCCCAGCAACACAGCATGCCCATGGATTGCTATGTGTTTGTCAGTGCAAATTCAGCCGCTGCCAAACAACCTGGATTTGTAACTTTTCATGACTTTGAATTATGGTATTATCAACGCAATCTTGACCAGGCGCCATTGCCTGCACACAATCAACCAAGAGAGCATGATTTTACTTGTTTGAGTAGAATCCACAAATGGTGGCGGGCCACTGCAATAGCTGATCTATGGCAAAGCGGATTGTTAGACAATTCATACTGGAGTTATTGTGAACCTGCCACAGGCGCAGATGACGATTGCCCCATTGAAGTTGACATGATATCCCGATTGAGATATGAGCGCAAGAAATTTCTTGACGGCGCACCATACATCAGCGACGAATTGGACTTTGACCAACGCAACGATCACAGTGTGCTGATTCCCAAATACCATGTCAATAGTTATTGCAATATTGTGTTGGAAAGCCAATTTGATGTGGATCAGTCCAATGGATGTTTTATCACTGAAAAAACTTTTAAACCCATCAAGCATGGACAGATGTTTTTTGTAGCCGGTGGTGCAGGCAGTTTGCAAGCATTACGCGATCTTGGCTATCGAGTTTTTGATGGCATTTTAGACAATGATTACGACTGTGAACACAATCACACTCAGCGTTGGATCACTCTCACAAAAGCCATACACGATGCCAAGCAACATCTGCCACAGTTGTTTGAACAGTGCAGAGCTGACATTGAATACAACCAACAATTATTTCAGTCCTCAAAGGCCGGACGTTTAAATACTTTAATCGAGCAAATAAATGAACAACATCGTTAACTCCTATACCAGCTGGCAACCACTTGAAGAAGTCATTGTGGGGTGTGCGTACACACCTGATTACTTTGATTTTATAGACAATGCACAAGTACGCAATCAACTGCAACAAATCTTGGCAGAGACTGACGAAGATCTTGACAATCTTGTCAAGACCATTGAACGTTTTGGTGCTGTGGTCAAACGTCCAGACTTGCCCGACAAAGACAGTTTTATTTGGCATCAAACTGAAGGTGGTGGTGCACCCTTGCCACCACTTACCCCAAGAGATTGGCAGATTACATTAGGCGACAAATTGTTACGTGTGTTGGCCATGCCAGAGCTAGATAATATTTGCAAACAATATGGCGATGCAGTGGTTAATCCGCATAAAAGTTCATGGGATTCAGATTGTATTTTAAATGGCGCCAGTGCAAGTTGCATTGTGCGTGTGGGTCGTGATGTGTTTTTTGATAACTCAGACTTCTTGCGTCCAGATCAAACTCGTTGGATTGTGGACAATGTGCTGGGTGCTGAATATAGAGTACACGAGGCCATTACAGATGGGCACGGTGATGCTGTGTTTGCTATTCTCAAGCCAGGTGTGTTGTTGTCAAGCAAGCATGATGTAAACTTGAATTTGGCTGCGGACTTCCCAGGTTGGGATGTTTGCAAGATCTGGGATAGTTCAATCTGGGCAGCCATGGAAGTTGGCAAGTTCAAGTATGAACAATCACCGGGTGCCTGGTACGTGCAAGGGCAAACTCCTACCGCAGAGTTCTCAGACTTTGTGAACACTTATCTGACCAAGTGGACTGGCTTTGTTGCTGAAACTGTGTTTGATGTCAACTGTTTGGTACTGGATGAGTCGCATGTTATATTCAGTGCATACAACAAAGAAGTATTTGACTACTGCCGCCGGCATCGAATAGACCCTATCATCAGTGAACTGCGTCACAGTTACTTCTGGGATGGCGGTATCAGTTGTTGCACACAAGACATCCGCAGACGTGGCGGACTAGAAACTTATCTTTAAGGATGTCCGTTGGCGTAGAATCTACCAGCAGTGTCATCCATGCCTGTCACAGGAGTCATCGGCAATTCTCCCAGCGTTCTAGGCCAGGCTAGAATACTCATCAATCCACTACTTCCAAATACATTGTCTGCGTTGTTGGCAAAATTTGCAGGATTATAATTGTTCACTTGCGCCCAATAAAACCTATATCTATCTTCACTCAACAACAAGTATATGTCTCTAAGGTGCCGTGATTCATGTGCTTCATAGTAGATCACAGGGCAATGTTGTTGTACGATTTGTTTGCAACCTTGTAGCACTTGTAATTCGTGTCCTTCTGCATCAATCTTGATGAAGTCCGGTAGGTCCAACCCAGCAGTATCTAAATCAATGGCACGGACCGCAATTCCTGTGGTGTCATCAACAACACTGACAGCACCAAAATTGCTGATCTGATCAGGATCATAATCTGAAATGTAACAAGTTGTCCTGCGGTCACTCACTGCATACTGCCCTAAAAACACATTGTCAAATTCCTCAGTGTTTTTTTCCAACAATGCATAATTTCCTGGGTGAGGTTCAAATGCATACACACGTTTGACCCGTGTGGCAAATGCTGTGGTATGGTATCCTATGTTGGCCCCCACATCATATACCACGGCATCATTGGTTAAGAAACTCAGTAGAAAATCAATTTCGCATTGACTGTACTCTCCGTACCGTGCAAGACTGGCACCAATCATTAGATCATTGCTGTGGTACCAAAATTCATTGCAATATCGAGTTTTTGTAGATTCGATCATGAATACACCGTTACCCCATACAGCATTTCAAATCGATCAGCATCTGCTCGATCATTGACCATGGGCTCGCCACGTATGTTCAAACTGGTATTCAACAACATGGCACAACCTGTTTTGGCGTGCCATGCTTCCAACAACTGTCTTATTCCTGACCCATCCGCCGCAACAGTTTGTACTCGGCTGGTGCCATCAACATGACACACAGCAGGATAAACATCAGGAGACCGGCAACGAGCTACTGACTGCATGTAGTCATGAGTATGCCAGCCACTAGGCATATCAAAATAATTGCCAGCCAGTTCAGCCAAAACAACAGGGGCAAAAGGTCGGAATTTTTGTCTGCGTTTGATTGCATTTACTTGATCCTTAATTTTTGCAACGCGGGGGTCAGCAAGTAGGCTCCGGTTACCCAGTGCCCTGGGCCCAAATTCAGCACGGCCACTAGCCACTCCCGCAATACCATCGTGAAGTAAACCGCGGACAATATCGTCAACAGGATAAGCGCCAGGAATATTGTGACCTAGGTAAGCATTGTGCCAATGCAATCTTTGACCATAAGCAAGAGCAGCGGCTCCGAGGCTGCTACCGGCGTCTCCAGGGTTGGGCATGATCCAGATGTCGTCAAAGTAATTTCCTAGTCGTCTATTGGCCAAGCAGTTGAGTGCAACACCACCTTGATACACAAGATTTGTTGACCAC